AGGGCGGCGATGCAGAGGGGGGTGGCAGTTGCGAGACCCCTCCCCCCTACCTTCGAACATTAATCACAAATGTCGGAAACCTAACAAAACTCCGCAAATTTTGAGAAGCCGTGTAGCAGATCCGAATTTTTCTACACACAGTGGGTGGCAATGTAAATATTGCGAACCCGTATGTGGGGAATATGGGCAAATTTTAAGAACCTGTGTTCTAGATGCAGCACACCGAACCCCACCAATCCCTGAAACTTGTCAAGGACTGATGGGGCTCGGCATGGGGTATGGGTTTCTCAGGCTGCGGGGTTCATGACCTTGATGTAATTACCAGTCAAGTTCATTGCGAGGATCTCATCAATTCCTTCTTTAATAGCAAGCAATTGGTCAGCCTCGCTCAGCTCGTGAGAAGTCACAACGATCCGTGCCAGGTAGGCAGGGGTGTGGTACCCGGCCGCTGCATCAAAGGCATACCACTGTTCCCACTGTGTGTAAGGATTGAATGGATTGTCAGATGTCGAGAGCATGTAGTCATCCATGTCTACTCCTTACTGCAAGCTAGACGAGAGGGTGGATAGGGGAACGCCAAGGATGTCGGCAACCTCAGACTGAGTGCGCCCGCTTGCGAGAAGCTGACGAGCACGCTGCTGTTTGAGGTCAGTCATCACTGTGTTCTTGCGAGGTGTGGCCAGCTCCTTGACTCGATCAAGGTTGGTGTTGTCAAGGATCTTAGTGAGCTTGGATGTGCTCACTGCACCAGCTTGGATGGCCTCCCACTCACTGTCAGTGATGTTGATCAGCTCTTTGCTTGCGCCTGTTCGAGCACGAGCAGTAACCAATGCTTTAGCTTTCACCTTCTTCAGTTCGTCATGCTCCATCCCTGGATTAGCATCACGCTTCTGTTTGATGGTGGCATTGGCTATGAGCTGGGCTTGTCTTTCTCGGGGTGCATTCTTGAGTGCGATGTTAAGCTTCGCATCCAGTGCCTTTACTTCAGAGGCGTACACCTTACGAGCAGAGTCGGAATAGGGCGTCGACTTCGTAGCCATCAAAGTCTTCCGAGCAGAGTTACCCAAAGCCTTCAGACGATTCGAATGATCAGCATAGATCTGTTCCATTCGAGTACCCGAAGAAAGCTCATGGGCATCCTTAGCTTCAGCACCCTTCGTAGACTTCTGAGTACGGGGGATGAACTTCTCCGTAACCACACCAGTCTTAGGGTTGACCTTAGTCTTGGTGTAGCCCTTACCTGTCTCGGTGAAGATCTTCTCACCAGTATCGGGGTTGATCTTGTACCCGATCTTGCGCTCGTTGACACGAACCTCAGAAGTACTCCGAGAGATCAGCGTTGCAGCACCACCAGGAGAACCATCAGGTCGAGCCTGGTACTTCTTCTTGAGACCCACGATGTTGTTGTCAATCGCAGACTGTTTGTAATTGAGCTTATGTTTCTCAGCATCAATCACAACCATAGAGTGACGGACAGCAGCGGCGAGCTCAGAGTTGGTGGCTCCCTTGATCGTCATGTCGGCGATGAGGTTGGAGACACTACCCATCTCCTGCTGCTTCTGCTTAGCAGTCATAGGCTTCATACCCTCGTAAGCAGGGTACCTCTTCTGAGGATTGAAGTCCTTAAGACCCTCGAGAGCAGGCGAGCTCTTGATCTTCCCACGATCATTGGGAATCACAAGGACAGTATCGCCATCGAAGTCCGCACCAGACAGACGCTCAGCAACACGGGCATTGATGCCGACGGCATCCTTAGCATTGGTCCCTAGAAGTTTCCTAGCTTCAGGATTGCGGTTGTTGACTGTGAGCTCAGGGATCTCGAAGGTTCCACCATGAGGGAAGCGAACCAGAGCAACCCGTTCTCCATCACGGAAGTTGGGCGCATAGATCTCTGTGTCTCGCATCTTGTCCACAGGAATCGGAAGGATTACCTGTGTAGCCTGTCGAGGCATGTGTGCTGCCTGAAGATGTACAGCATCAGCATCCACACCATCGGCATAGGACTGAAGCAACTTCTTCTTGACCGCAGGGTTGGTCAGAGCCATGATCTCATTGAGCTCGGAGTTCTTGTCGTTGAAGAGTCGGTCCAGCTGTTCCTTGGCAATCGTAGGCTGCTGCTTGGAAAGCATCTGCGAAGGAAGGTTCTTAGACCACTTACTCCAGTCGCCTTCCTCATTCACAACATTCAGAACCCCACGCTGACCACCAGGCTTGATGGTTGCACCGAAAGGATTCGACATGTCGATCTTGTCAGAGAAGACGACATCACCCTTAGCATCCTTGACAGGCTTGCCATCTGCATCGAGCTCGGGAAGACGGTTCATCTTCTTCAAAGCATCGAGCTTGTTGCCGGTGTTGGTCTTGTTGGTGTTGAAGACAACATCTACACCAGGAGGAAGGTCATTCTTGTAGACAGCCATTCCCTTGAGGTAGTGCGTGCCATCGACAGCAATTCGTACCTGAGCATACTGTGCACCACCAAGATCGAGATCACTGACTCCCGGACGAATGTACATCGTACCATCAGCCTGAGAACCTCCATCCTCATCGTAGACGACCTTGACTCGCTTAGAATCCAGCATCTCAGGAGGACGGACGTGTTCGATCTCGCCATCCTTCAGCTTGACTGCGATAGACTTGATCGCTTCCGGATTAGTGACGATGTCCTTGTACTCGGTTCCTTCAGGAGCCAGAACCTTGATCAGAGTCTTGGTGTTGGTTCCAACCTGATCGACCTGAACCGGATGAACCACATAGCCTTCGTTACGAAGACCTGCTACCACGGTGTCGAACTGAGTGCGAGACATGCCAACATAGAGCTCGTTGCCGGCCCCAATGTCGAGATACCCGCCATCTTTGATCTGATCCTTGAGAAGATCGGCAACGGCTTGATTCTGATTAGCTCGCATGGCAGCACCGGGAGCCAACAAAGCCCGAACCGAAGACTCACCAGCAAGGCCCATCTCCTCAGCGATTGCTTTGTGAGACATGCCGGTAGCACGAAGAAGTTCCGCACGAGAGCGGTTGGCTGCCTTGATCTCGTTGACAGCGATCGACTTGAGAGCGAGATAGTCTCGAGTGGAGATACCGAAACCCTTAGCGATGTCGGCATCAGACATTCCTTCAGCCTTCAAAGCTCCTACCATGCCCATGAACGAGCGATGGTTCTGTTCGGGAGTTCCACCAGATCCCCAAGGATACCTGCCCGAACGACGCAGAATACCGTAGTGTGCCAAGTAGTCATCTTCGTTGATCAGCACTCTGCATTCCTCCGTTCAAATATGGTTGGGTTAGACTTCAGACTTGATCTTGTCGATGATCTTGTCGAAGGTGACGATCCGGTCCATGATGTGTGTGATCTTTGCGGGGTCGGGCTCGAACACAATGCAATCATCATTCTGATAGATCCGATTCTCGATCTCGATCTCGAAGGGTTTGAGCATGTACTCCAAACAGAAGAACGCGTTGTAAACCTCAAGCTGTTCACCATTGGCCGGATGCTCACCGGTCTTCAGATCGTGAACGCGAAGTTTGTTCTTCCGGAAAGAGATCGCATCGGCAGTTCCGAAAGCGTTGTCAGAATATACCAACAACTGTTCGGGGACCATGCGGAAACCGATCGCATCGTTGACATACCGATTCAACGTCTGCTTGGTCTTCGGAAGGTTGACACCCAACCGAATGCAGTCGTAAGCGAGCTGGTGGAGCTCGGTACCACGCTGCTTGGCCTTCATGTTGAGGAAGGTGTTGGCCAGCTTCTCCTCGTCATACCGGATCCAGTGGTATGTGCTAGCGGACAGAAACGCGTGCTTGCCCTCGAGGTGCCAGTGCTTGTTGAAGTCCACGAAGTACTTCCTTCTCGTTTTCGGGATAGATGCAGGCTGCGAACGACATGTCATTCATCTTCTCGATGAACCACTCTTGATTAGGCTGAAAAATATCGGAACCGTTAGGTTCTTTAGCCTTGACTTCCAGCGCAGCCCACTTGTCTCGATACAGGATGGTGAGATCAGGAATGCCCTGCATGTAGCCAGAATCATTCTTCAGAACGATAGCGCCCGGGTACAGCTTGCGAAGCTTTTTGATGAGATTCGCCTGGTAGACGCTTTCTCTAGGCATAGCAGAGCCTCCTGATCAAAAGTTAAAACCACGAATTCGTGGCAGAGGTATTCTATCCCTTCTATTATATACCATGTTTTGTGTGCGGTAAAATACCCACTTTACTCACTAAGGTGACGAAACCGGTATCCGTAGTGAAAGCAGGGATCTCCGTTGAGCATGTCGATGTACGTGTACTGTTCCTCGAGCCCATACTTCATGCAGGCCTCACGAAGAGTGCCGAACACCTCGCCTGTGTCCTCGATCATCACAGATATGTTCATGGGCTCACGATCGAACATCTTGTGATAGCGAACTGCATACCAACGAGGGCGCCACGCCAGGTTCAGCGCAGAGCAGTTGGTACGATCACCATCCAAGAATATGATCGAGTTGTAGGACGGATTGCGAGGTGGCGGTAGATAGGCCTGAGCGACAAGCAGAGCGACTGAACGGGTGTGTCGGCCATCAGGACCCATAAGCTTCACCATAACGACTCCCTGTGCGTTCTGGGAGGTCTTAACGAGGCTGTCCCTCAGCTTGTTCTTAATATCACCCTCTGGACTGATCAGATACTTGTTGAATTCAGGGATAGGCATCCAGATTTCAGACATGTTTGTCTCGTTCCTGTGTGGTTGTCACTTTTGCCAAGATTTGTCCGGAAAAAAACTTTTGTAGATCTAACTTAATACCCTATATACCCACTATTATAGGGTATTAAGTTGTTCTTTCTAGGGAAAGGTTTAGGGTTAGTTTTTGGCAGAATTTCGTCGTTTCCCCAGGTCGTCAACCAAGGTTCACTGCCAAATCCTGAAACCTACCTCAAAAACACCCCAAAACACCCCAAAATCCCGAATCTTAATACCCTATATTTTGGCCTTTTTATAGGGTATTAAGTTTTCAGATTTTCACCAAAAGTCGGACATTTCGGACTCGTTGAAAGACCTCTTTTGCGAAAGTGACCGAGAAACGGCAAGATCAATTGGGCTCGTGCTCTTCAGAATATAGTAGTGGAGCTGACTGAAGGGGGTGTTGAGCCTGTCGATCCGGCCCTGCGCTTGTTCGAAGTTCTTGTACGAGTATGTCTGGGAGTAGAAGCAGATCGCGTCCGTAGCAACGCAGTTCCACGCCTCAGCTCCAGCCACGTACTGCACAAGATATAGCCAGTGCTCCCCAGTCGGCACAGGTTCGTGCTTATGACCGTTCCACTCGGCAACCTGCAAACCCGGCACGTCCTTGGCGATCGTCCGTAGAATCTCCAACTCGTAGTTGAAGTTGTAGAACACGATAAGTCGGGGGTGGTTGTGCTTGAGTAGCTGGATCACAGCCTCTCGACGCGACTGGTGAGAATATGCCACCCTCCTCATGCAGGCGAACATCTCGGCGACGTCCTGAAGCGGGCGGTTCTCGTACGGGTTCCACCGCTTCTTCATGACCAGATCCATCTTCTCCTTGTCGTGCGGAACTGTCACGTCATGGAGATTGCGTGTGGTGTGTCTGGCGTACGGCATCTTCACCAGAATCTGGTTGCGCCATCGGACGAGCTTGCCGACCTCCAAATATCGCTCCACTTTGGGGAACTTGGAGTAGGAGGCGTAGACGATGTGGTTGCGCTTGAACTCGGTACGGTTCTTGACGAACCCGTTGGCGATGAACAGTGGAATATAGTCCTCCCACTTGTCGCCCGGCGTGGCACTGAGCATGATCCACTCGTTGTGCTTGGCCATACTGATGAACGCCCGAGTCCAGGCACCCGATCCGACCATGCGCTGTTCGTCGAGGATGATGAACGCGCCCTTGACGTTGGCGTAGCGTTTGATGTTGTTGTAGGAGTCGACCGTGAGTTGGATGCCACCGACCGAGGCCTCACGCTCTCGACCGATCATCAGCTTGGCTGCATCCTTCTGCCAGTCCAGCTCGTCACGCTTACGAGCCGTGGTGAAGACGTAGATGTCCTTAGGTGTCTTGACGGATCCCGGATCACCCAGTGTGCCACCCATGACCTTGGTGTAGAAATATACGAGCGATGTGATCGTCTTGCCCGTCCCTACACCTCCGACCAGAACCTTGCCGTTCGACATCTTCTCGACAGCTTCCTGCTGATGAGGATATAGCTGTACTGCTCCCATTGGCTTACCTCCTTCCTTCTTCTCTATGGGTTGTGTGAGTTGCTGTAGGTAGTAGAATTCGTCATCACCCTCTGCCGGCGTCTCGGTACCGACCGTATCGATGAGGATCTGGGCGATCTGGTGGACTACCTCGTTCTGCTTGTACGGGAGATGGAATCCCGTGGAGCCGTCGAAGTCTCTGAAAGCGTCACGCTCGTACCACACGGCTTCCGAGACCTCAGGATATCGCTTCTGCAGATCGACCAGCTCGTAGGCGAGAGCATCGAACTCCCGATCTGTCAGGATGTTCTGATCCATCTCGTAGTACAAATATGAGTGGACCAGGATCCGTATACGGAGATGTTGGATGCGATCGCCACAGCTCTGATCGTCTGTGAGTTGGAAGTCATGTGATCCGAAGAGCATCTTGTATCAACCCCCTATTGGCCTGCGTACATTCCACTCATGCGGAGAACGAATGCCACTACCAGGAATCCGGCGATGGTGCCGAAGTAGTAGAGCAGGAATATCTCGATGAGCGTGCGGTTGCGTTTGCGCCTCAGCTTCTTGATGTCTCTGCACAACATTTGCAGTTCCATACCCTCTCGTAAAAATATAGGGCCAGTAAGATGAAAACCCACCAACGACCTGGATCTCAGTTGAGGGCCTGAGTCTGGTTTCGCTAGTGGGTTCTCATCATATGGCGTGTTTTCCGTGCGACGCTGAGTGCCTCTGTGAAGGGCTGAGACCCCTACTTCACAGGATTGTGCACTCTCCACATTACAGGCCCGTAGAAGGCAATCTAGAACCCTCTACGGACCCGTAAATATGGCTGTTTTACGTAGCGTCGACCCCCAACGTCTTCTTGACCATGTCGAGCGTCCGCTTTCCGAGATCTCTTACCGTCTCGTTGGGATCGGGAACTCCACCAACGACCACAAGGACTCGATTCAAAATATCCTTTAGCTCGACGACTCGCTGAGAGTTGGTGGGAGACATGGTGGCCATCACGAGTTCTCTTGTTGCTTGAACGATGTCGTCCTTGCGACCTTCGGTGGTGACCGAGATCTTGTGGATTCCCAAGAAGTGTTCGAGGTCGTTCAGATATGGCTTCGTCTTCGGAAGATCTCCGTTGACATCGGCCATGATCTGTCTGGTGACGTGGCTGACCTTTTGCCACTTGTCCGGAACACTCTCCGGAATATCGTCGACACCGAGCGTCCTGAGCGTAGAGTCCAGACAGATGGCTTCCTCACGAGCACGATTTTCTGCCTGACTGACGTGCTCTTCGAGAACCTCCTTAACCCTTTCGGCCTTCATGAAGATTCCCGTGGTAGGGTAGTCAACACCAAGACTCCTCAAATATGAGTCCATGAACTCGTGCATGTCGGAGACTCTGACCTTGACCTCATCGTTCGTGAAGTACTGCTTCGGTTTCGCCTCGTCACGATACTTCCGACAAATATCGATGTACTCCACCAGCATCGAATGAGTCGACCTCTCGTCGAACGTTCCCTCGGGTGCTGCCATCTTCGTGAATTCACCCAACAGCGTGGTCCGAATCTCGTTCAGAACTCGTCCCAGCTCGGCGTTGATGATGTCCGTGCTCATAGATTCCTCCGTATAGGTTGGTCTAGCAGATATGGTTGGTCTTACTCGTTGATCAGCTTCTCGAACACGTATCGCTGAGCACGATCAGCCAAGTCGACCAGAGGCTCGTCGGGATTGGCTTTCTTGCCGACAGTTCGAATGATTCCCGACACGCTGTTGCGAATAGAATCCCAGTCGTTGTTGCTGATGCGCTTTGACCTGTGAACGAGAATATCGGCACTCTGCACGAGGTTGGGGGTCGACTCCTCAGGATCCACCTCACCGCCACACTTCTCGATGATTCTCGTCACGTAGCGACGAATATCGACCATGTCCGAGTCGGCGAAGTCCTTAACGAGAGTTAGAGCACGCTCAGCAATATGCGCAGTCGTCTCGTCCGGATGCGTGTCCTCACCGTGGATTCGAATGATCTCCTCAAGGTTGTTGTGGATCGTCCGCATTACCTCGATCGGGAAAACGTTCTTACGATCTCCCGAGTCTTCCAAGACGCCTGAGTCTCGCACGTCTAGCGCGTTGTGGACGAACCGCTCGGTGTACTCGGCGACCTCGACCAGATTCCCGCGACTGTCCGAAATATCGCCACCCGCACGCTTGAGGATGGCTACCAGAGAGTTGCTGACCTTGCGGATGTCGTCAGCGCTGATCGCCTTCTTCGAACCGTCCCGGAACGCACTCTTCAGGACGTGCAGCTTCTCCCCGGTCGTGAACTGCTCCGAAATATCGTTCTCCTGACCGTAGATCAAGACGATAAGATCGTCCACGTAGCTCTTATGAGCGTTCAACGCACTGAGCTGATCGAAGATGCGCTTGGTGATCGCTTCCTTCTTCTTTTCGATCGACGGGTAAATATCGCCCTCGATCTGAAGCGCCTGGATGAGGTCGTCGAAGTACTCGTGCAGGTCGTCCAAGGCCGTAATCCGATTGAGCTCGAACAGCTCTTCCCGCATCGCAGCCTCGTTCGCTCGCATGGCCTTGATGGCGTTCATCAGCATCACACCCTTGTCTTCGATCGCCAGGGTAGAATCGAATTCGACGCCGGCGAGTGCGAGGAAGTTGTTCAACATACCGTTGGTCAGATCCATGACCTCGCGAATATCGTCCGTGTTGCTCGGCACAGGAGTCACTTCGCCTTCCGACTTCTCCTCATTGCTTTCCCGGATGACCAGATCTTTCGCGCGATTCGCCAGTACAGCCAGATCCTCATTGAGAAGAATAACCTCTCCCTCGTAGTTGATGATCACGTTCAGATCATTTCGGACACTGTTCAGCGTGGCCGGCTCGGAGAAGGTGAGAACACGCTCAGCGAGTGCCTTGTAGATGGACGACAACTTCTCGATTGGCGTGAGGTCCGTGTCTTCACCTGCCGAACCGAATGCATGAATATAGAGGTTGCTTGCGTAGTGTGCGAGCTCTTCGTCGACCTCACGATCTACGGCATCCACATTGTCGTCTACAACTTTGTCGCTCTGGAGAGCTTCGATGGCTTCTCGGATTGCCTCGGCCTTGCCCTCGACTGAACTGGGCGTGACCTTGATTTCCAGAACATCGAGGATGTCGTTCAGCTGTGAATGCGTGATGTGGGAGAACGTCCTGAAGTCTTTGTTGGACGCTTCCGAGAGTTCTGTCTTCAGCTCAGCGATTCCTGCTCGAACCGCATCGGCCTTTCCGGGAAGGTCGCTGGAGATTGCGCCATCGAGCTTCAGAATATCGAGGAAGCTGTTCAGGTACTGGTGGACATCGACGAATGGAACTCCGGGATGAGAAGCGTTCTCCTTCATCTTGTCGATTGCCTTGACGATCGCTCGACTCTTTGTCGAAACGGCAGCATCGACTGAAACTACGCCTGAACTTATCCCCAGAATATCGAGGAGGTGATCCAACGTAGCATCCACCTTGGTCTCCGTGGACTTCTCCTGCCGAAGCTTCTCGAGAACCGCAGAAAGCTTTCCGCGAACAGAGTTCTCGACGTCGTTGAGGTCCACTCCGAGAATATCGAGCATCTCGAGCAACGCTTCGTTAACATCGTCTCGAAGCAGATTACTCGACTTGAGAGTGCCGACCTTCTCGTCGGTCAACTTCTCGATCTTGTCGTCGAGAACTTCCTTTTCGGCGTTACGGAAGCTGATGTACTTCTCCAGAATAACCGTTGCCGGCTCGTCTGCCCACGGCTTGTCGGTTCCTGCAGCTCCGTGCAGCTCGTGAAGAAGCGTTGCTCGTACGTGGTCCAGGGTTCGTCCCAGCTCGGCGCTTACGAAGTTCATGCTGTCCATCTAGATCTCCTTGATAGGTGTGTGTTTGAGACGGTCGCCTTAAATATGGCTGCTTGCGTTCTGCTCTACCATTCGGTAGACGTGCCAGACGAACAATCTGTTGCTCATCACGACAGTGGAAATATACGTGTAGCCCTCGGGTACGTCCTGACCAGTTTCGATGATTCGGAAGAAGTTCCTCTGTCTGGGTGAGGTGTCGTCATCCTGCACCCACATGTCGAGACTTGGTTCGTTGTAGCGATCCTCTGCGCAATGGAGAATCTTCACGTTCGATCCGAACTGGAAGAATATCTCTCCGTCCGCTAGGGGTAGAGGGAATTGACGAACTTGTTGGGTGGGTGCCGGTTTGATCGGTTCCAACGACGGTTGACCCTTGATCGAAATGTCGACGTTGTGGAGCATCTCTACGCCATCGTCGCCTGGCGGGTAGTGAGACCGCGGCATCTCGATTCCGGATTGACTCTGGTAGAAATATCGATCTCTACCGCCACGTTCGGTCCAGAACTTGTTGAAGGCTTCCTGAACGTTACCGTTCGCATTCGCTCTCCAGTATCGCTCCCACTCTCGTGTGATTGTGGACCATTCGATCTTGGTTGCCATCTCTACCTCCTCACTGCAGATATGGTGAACCGGCGCTCATCGCCAGGTTGGCTGATGTGTTCGCTACAACCTTTGAGTTCCAGATTGTTCAGGAATAGCGTGATGGCGTTGATGTTGAGATCCAAAAGCCAAACGAGAAGCGCGGCCAGACCAGCGCTATTCACCAAAGCATCTTCGATAATCGGTCGGTTCTCATCGTCGTCAATGACAAGAACCTTGTACGGCATGTGCGCCGCATGTGACCGACGAGGATATGGCTCCGGCGGGTTTTTGGTAGAATCATTTGACATCAGAATCGAACCGACCTTACAGCAACCCAAGTCCCCCAGAGTCCTCCGGTGATTCGGATCAGGACAAGGTCCCAGAAGAGTCTTAGCAAACCGTACTTACCCATGATAGGTCTCCTCAAATATAGGTGTGTGTCAAGACAAGTTGGACATCAGCGACGGTTGCGCATCTCCCGGACGAAGACCCAGATGAGCCAGAACCCCGATGTGATGAGAGTCAAGATGACGTCGAAGGCGAAGTTGATGAGGCCGTACTTACGCTTGGTGGTAGTGCGAGCAGACATGGCGATCTCCTTAGAATATGGTGTGATGTGGCAGTGTTGGTGGAGCGTCGTTACTTCTTTCTCACCAGCATCCACACGAGCCAGAGCCCGCCTGTGAGGAAGGTGAGAATATAGGTGGTCACTACTTCGAGCATGAACTGGTGGATACTTTGACTCTGATACTGCTCCTCATCGTCGATCATGGATCCCCCTGCTTCGGTGTTGGTTGGGTTCAGTGTTTGATAGTTGTGTCTGCGGATCGTTCCTTCTTGAACCGAATATGGAGAGCTGCCGAGTCCTTGTCGAACTTGAAACAGAACAGGCACCGACAATCGGGACCGTGCATCTTCTTGTCTTGTTTGATCCCCTCGAACACGGCTTCCTCCAAATAGGGTATTAAGTCTGAATTTTTAGATGCGCCTAAGAGGGGCGAGCACTCGAGATGAGTACCCACCCCTCCTAGGAATATGGTCAGAAGAACTCGGGCTCTTCCGGCTGACGAAGCTGATGACCGGTATCGTCCCTGTGCTGGAATGCTGCCACTCCGAGCACATACAGATCCTCATTCGGAGGAACGTCCCACCCACAAGTGCACTTGGCTCTTGGCGGACTACCGACACCGAGGCTGATGATGAACGGCTTGTCTTCGTTGGCGTTTGCCTGCTTGATCGTGTCGATGACAGAAGCCGGCTTCTTCGCATGCTTAGGCATCAGACAGTCTCCGTCGTGGTGAGCAGCTCGACCGGAATATCCTTGGGCTTGATGAAGCTCCTGAGGAAGGGCTTCTGACCGTAGACCTTGAATCCACGATCGGCCCAGAGAACCCAGTCTCCGATGTAGGCCTCGGTCTGACGCTTGCTGAGAGGCTTGGCAACCGGAACCAGAACGTAACGCTTGGGCGGAGCCGGCAGAAGAGCGTTCTCTTCGTTGGCAACCTGCTCCGTGACGATGGAACCGCCACACCAGGCGGCAACCAGGTCGAGGTTGTGTTCGGTAACCTGTACGGCGTCGACGTCGAACGTCTTACGCTGGTACCGCTCCACCTTCAGGCCCTCGATGTCGTTTCGAGGCGTGGGGAAATCGTCAGAGATCTTCCCGCCGTTGCTGATGAAGTGCACCACCTCTCGCGCGCACTTGTCGCACATGGTAGGACCACCGCAACGGTGAACGGAACCCACGAAAGGTCCGTTAGTGGTCGACTTCGGAATATGATGACCATGCGTCGTGTAAGCCATGAGATTGTTCGCTTTCAGTTTGATACGGTAGGGCAGAGGTTTTGAGCAATCACACTGCTTCTGGGAGAGGATGTGCCTCTTCAGGATATGTGTCGTACCACTCGGAGTCGTAATCCGGATGTGCTTCGTGTACGTGCTTCAGCAGATCACTCGAGAGCGTCTGCAGAGACTTCGTGCCTTGAGGAAACGGTCGGTCACACCGAGGACAGAAGAATATCTTCGGCGTAGGGGCCGTCGCGACAAGCGTGTTCACCTTCAGCTTCATGGTGCATCTCCTTAGGGAGAGACTCGGCCGTTGGCGTTGAACGCCTCGTAGGCCAGTGGGTAAAGTTCCTTGAATACTGCTTCCATCTTGAGAGCAACCTGCTCGATCTCCCACTGAGGATATGACGGGAACATCGAGTCCTCGTCCTTGGTGCGAAGAGAGAGGAAGCTCATCATCGAACGGGGATTGCAAGTCACATAGGCCGAAGAATATGTCGCCACAGGCAGCACCTCACGTGCCACCTCCTTGGCGATGCCGCGACCAAGCTGCTCCTTGTAGCTCTTCCAAGCAGCCAAATATGCCGTCGTCGAAGACTCGACACAGAACTCGTGCTGAGCCTGCGTGCCACCGATGAGCGTGTAGTGTCCAGCCTTGCCGATCTGAACCAGAGGACGATCGGTCGGCGGAATATAGAAGACCGGCAACAGCTCCATGTATCGACCGGACTGCTCGTTGTACGAGAATCCGATTCGATGGCGCATGAACTCACGCCACACAAATATGGGTGCGGTGATCCGGAAGCTCATCAGCCCGTGCTCGAAGGGAGAGCCGTGTCGTCCCGCCATCAAGAAGTTCATCAGGCCGGCCGACTCATCGGTGCCGAAAGCGTCAGCGCCCTTGGTCGAGACTCGAGCTGCCTGACAGATGATCTGGTCGGAGCCGACTTCCTGAATGAGGTCGAATTCGAAACCGCTGATAAGAGTGATGTTGCTGTTGTTGATCACTTAGATTCTTCTTTCTGATTCTTTACCACCGCATAGGGGATGAGAGTGTAGACGCCCAGGAATATGAGCACATAGAAGACGACTTCGAATCGACCTTCGATGATGAAGTAGAAGAAGATGAAGACGGGCATGATGAGACCGATCGCTGTCCCCAACGCTTTTGTCTTCTTGAACTTCATCAGAACAACGCCGAGGGTCAAGACCCCGAGCAGAATATAGTCCCAGTGGGTCATAGGGGTTCCTTGTCAGTAGCCTTGTAGACGCATACGCTGTTCGTAAAACATCTGTAGCAGGTCGGGATCACCCTTGATGAGGAGTGAGTCCTCGCCAACGATGTAGCCTTCCATGATCATCAGATTTGCATCCAACACAGCGATCTTTGGTTGATAGAACTCTTTGGAGGAGGTAAGTTGCTTTCCCTCAGGAGATCGAAGTTCCCAATAGACAGGCGTCTTTGTGGTTCCGATGAAATATAGCTCGTTCGGAAGCTTCGGCTCCTTCTTCCGCTTCCTGCAAACCCAGATAGCCAGACCAGTGAAATATGCGCTACCGAACGCTACGACTATCCCGACGAGCTCGTACCTATCCTCCGAGATCTCGTAGACGCTCCACGCAATCGGCACGAGGACGGTCAACACATACCCGAACTTCAGCTTCTGGCTGGCTAAATATAAGCCGTACAACCATAACGTCAGTAACAGAATGTCGATGAGGATCATTGTTTGTTAGTCTCCCGTGACCCAGTTGGCCGGTCGGTATTGGTGGATTCGACGACCCGGTAGTTCCTCGAAGGGGCACGCCTTTCGCTCTGACGCCAGCTTGTTCGCCAACTCACGCCTCACCTTGGCGAGAATATCCGGGCTCGTGTCGATGACGATCACGTTGGGGTTGAACAGAGTTTCGCCGAAGTACTGAACTGCATTCCGAATCGCACTCATCTCGTCCCGATAGCTCATGCTACGCTGAACAACGAGCCCGTATGAGGTCTTGAGCTCCCAGTAGTGCGGAGGGTACTCTGGGTTGATTCCCGTGAAATATAGGAAGTTCGGACCGTCGTCCTTAGCCTTCTCGATTTCGGAATCCTTGGTCCACTTACGCAGACCGATGACATTGACTACCGCGTATGCCACAGCGCTGAGGATGAATCCGTACTGACCAGTTACCACAGCGTAGATGATCCAGAGGATCTGTACACTGAAGCCGATTGCGAATCCGAGCACGTTCTTCTGCGTTGTCAAATATAGACCGGCCACACCAATCACGGCCAGGATCACAGACCACCACATAGGGTCAACCTTTCGTTAGTTCGGGATTGAGACGACAGACCTCAAGTAGTTCTTCTCGAATATGGTCGTCTGCTACGTCGATGATGCCCTTGTCGATCAGGCATCCGAAAAGAACAACACCATTGTGGATGGCGGATTCTTTGGAGGTGTAGGCGAACGGTGTAGTGACAAGCGGGAGCTCGTCCTCGTTGTGGGTCGACTTGAGAACCCAGCGATAGTGCATGATGTCTTCTACCGACATCGACTCGAAATATAGCTTGTCCGGGTGACGCGGTCTGATAGCCATCATGCAACGATCTCCTTAGGTTGGTTCGACAGTGGGGACTTCATCCTCTACTGGAGGATCGACGGGAATATCGACGACTCCGAACTGCTTCTGGTACTCGACTGCAAGCTTCTCTCGCTGCTCCTCGGTCGCTTCGACAACGAGTTTGTTCTCATCGAAGAGTTCGTCGCGAAAGACTCCGACGACATGGGTGATCATCTCGTCTTCGGTCGGGAACGGTGTCGATTCGGCATTCATCGTATTGGTTGCGTAGAGCCATGCGAACTGATGGGTATCGCCGACGAAGACCTCTTTGAGATATAGCGTGTCAGTCACGACTGCTCCTTGTTGAAGATGCGACGGTACTCCTTGATGAGCTCGTCTCGAACGCTAGGGTCGAAGATCTTGACGAACTTCGGATTGAGAAGCTGACTGCCGAAGACTTCCACGCAATTCACGATCGTCTCTTCACGAGTCGAAGTGCTATTGTGTTCGGAAGCGATGACTGTTCCGGCGGGATTCTTGAGTACCCAGAAGTGCATCTCTTCCAGGCGGGGGAACTTGATACTGTCGAAATATAGGGTGTTGGTCACTGATTAGTCCTCCGACGTGACAGAAGAGCGATCGGGGCCGGTGTTTGCTGTAACAGAGACTTCACCTGTCAGAATCTTGTTGAAAGCGCGCTCTTGGTTGTAGACCTGCTGGGCCTGCTCCAACGTCAACTCAGAAAGCTCCCGTCCGGCGTTCGGGAACATGCAACGAGCTCCGTTGAGGACTTCCTTGCAAATATCGGGCTCTGCATCGATGATGATCTTGAGCTCGTTCAGAAGGTCAGCTCCGAAGCGCGAGATGCTGTTGTTGATCGCGGAACTCAACGAAGTGAAGGGCATCCGAGACGAATCCAAGTAGTCGCCGTCGTAGTTGTTGAGGCGCCAGAAATATTCGACACCGGAATGCTTGGGTACGTGGTTGAAGATCAGACGCTTCGGGCGAGCGTTGGCGATGAGGTAGCTCCGCTTCTCGTCTTCGTTCGACGTCGCAATGACGTACAGACAAGAGGGGCAGGTTCCATCCAACTTCACCTCACGTGAAATATGGTTGTGCTTCTCTGCCTTCCACATCTCTTCCTGAAGCTGCTCGCGCTCGCCGTCATCCACAATATGGTGGTAGCCGGCCAAGATCTCCTTGCCGAAGAGTGTGATCGCATTACGCATTGCGGAAGCCTTGTCGACGTACGTCTCGTTGGACGTGCCGATAACTGAACCTTCGTGCGTCTGGAGGATCCAGTAGTAGCGATGCTGGCGAGGGAAGCGGTCCGTAACGAAATATAGCTCGTTCGGCTGCTCGGGTCGGCAAGGATCGGAGATCATAGTCTGCTCTTCCACTTTAGTTTAACCCCTTCAATCCGTGTGAATAGTTTGTTGAATATAGCGGCGAGTTTGAGGAACCACTTCGTCAAGAACTCTTCCAACTTGCGAGGAAGCAGTTTGATCAGTCGGTCGCTATAGATGAGAGACAGAGCCATCAAGTGGTAGTACACAACAATCAGGAGAACCACAATGGCTCCATCGCTCACGGTCATTCCTTCGTTAGGTTTGGTTGAGACAGCAGTGTGGCCACCGAAGCGCTTGAGAATATAGCCCAAATGCTCCGATGGCCACACGGAGTGAGACGGTGTTACAGCTTGGCGATCTCGTCCAGGATCATTGTGTGCATCTCTGGACTCACGACATTCACACGTCCCTCAGAGAATGCTTCCGTGCCCATGACCGAGAGACAGTTCTTCACGGCTGCGAGCTTGGTGGCGAAGCTGATGTGCGAGGCTCCGATGACATGGCCGTTGGTTCCTCGGAGATTCCATTCCCATCGAATCTTGTTGACGCCAGGCTTCAGATTCTTGATCTCTTCTGAATGGATGGCGATGGGTTCGAAATATAGCTTGTTCAGACGAGTGGTCTTTGCTGCAGGCATGCGTCTTCCTTAATAGTCGTGAGCTGCTCAGGCAGCCCATTCGATGTCGAACTTGTCTCGGCACTGCTTGACGATCTTCTCTCGAGTTTCCTGATCGGTCTCGATCGAGATGCGGTCCGAAGCCACAAGGGCGATGTTGAGAATCGCAATGCAGTTGTTGATCGCGGAATCCAACGTCTTGTAGTTGTAGTGGGACGAACCGATGATCTTGCCGTTGGGCGACTTGAGGACCCAGTAGTACTGACCCTCAGAAACCCCTTCCTTGACAGTCTCGAAATATAGCTTGTTCGGTCGCTGCTGATTCTTGTCACTCATAATGCAGTCTCACAGTCTTTTGATAGATCAGGGTGTCCAGAAACACACGTCGCGATGGAAGTCGATGAGCTCGGGCGTCCCTACGTAGTTAGCCATCTGACCAACGGCATAACGCAAAGCCATGCTGTCCAGATTGAGATACGCTAGGTTTCGCTGTTGTTCATCGCTCAAATATAGCGCGATTCCATAGCGACTCTTACCGCTGTCGAACTCCAGTCGAAGTCGCGGCGGCTTGAATCCTCGTGGAAGCTCCGTCGCCAGAACCAACCCGTCGGGGATGGCCGGCACCACATTCCCAGGGTTGCGACGCCCTGAGAATATGGCCGGATCAATCACCTTGTCGAAGGTCACCCCTCGATTGCCAATGTGTCGTCATCGTGGATGTCTACAACCTCACCCTCGATGTAGTCGTTCTGCTCGCCGGATTCGATCGCCAGCGCACCATTGGCTCCGATCTCGGGGAGATCCTGGTACTTGAGAGCCAGCGCGTCTTCCTGGATGGTGACGTAGATGGCCTTCAAATATGCCTTGATGCCGGACTTCCCGTTCACCGACCACTCGAACGGGCGAACGATCAGGTCGACATTAGCGATGTCCACCCAGTCGATCATCTCGCACATGTCTTCGTCGAGATTGCTACGGCCCTTGGAGGTGATCATCACGATCGACGGCGGACGAACAGCATTGCCGTTGCGACCGCGGTACTTGATCGAGACCTGAATATAAGCCTGCGGCTCGTCGCCCTCTTCCCGGGCCTTGAGATGCTTGACGTTCCAACCATCCCGCATGAGTGCTTCCGCGAGCTCCGGCTCGAGAAGGAGGCAGAAGTTTCGATCACCCTCTGCGTTGTACATGCCTTCCTTGCCGGCGAAGTTGCGGAAGATGATCTGAGCGTTCTCGACGAGAAGCTGTCCGTTTTCGATAGCCATGTTCTTTGTTACCCTTTGTTCTGTGAATATAGTTGGTGGTCAGCGACGGTTGGGATAGCGATCGATTTCGTTGTCGGGAAAGGTTCCATTGAAGAGGGCCTGATGTTGGGCGCGCTGAATATCGCTCACGAGACCCAAAGAATCGGGCTCGTACTCAAGATCCTCTTTCTTGACCACCCACTTGCGTTCGGTCTTGGTTCGACCGTTGTAGTCACGAACCCACTCATAGCCAGGCGCCACCACTCGATGGATTGCAGTGCCGGAGATCATGACCTTGCAAATATGGCACGGCTCTTCGGTGATGTAGAGTGTCGAACCCTCGAACTGATGCCAAGCCGTCCGTAGCAATACGTTCCACTCAGCATGGAGCGCAACACAAGTGCCGCCGCCCGTGTCGTAAGCGCTGTCGGCAGGAAGCTCTGCGTGAGTCAGCCGGCCACGAGGACACTCGCCCTTGAGGCAGGACTTACCCTTTGACGGGCCTCCGTTGTAACCAGAGGATATGATCGAGCGATCGGCTGCCATGAGAACGGCGCCGACCTGTCGTCTCGTGCAGTCTGCTCGTTCCGCCGCATGTACAGCCAACTTCATGCCGTACTCGTCCCAGCTCGGACGTCCGTCGGTCATGCGTTACCCCAGTTCATCAAATATGCCATCAGCTGACGAACCCGCTCGTACTTAGCAGTCGGATCGGCTGAGGGAAGGGCCATGTGCGCGAATGGCGCATAGAATATAGGCATGTAGTTCACTTTCTACCGTCGGAAGAAGTCTTCGGACTTGAGCATGTCGTTGAAGGTCATGAGTATGACTCGGTTGTCGACCACGGTGACGTTGACGACTTCCTGATCACCGATCATCACAGGGCGCTCATAGACTGGGCGGAAGAGCCCACCGCTCGTCATCGACAAATATTGCCGAAGATCTATGGTTCGAAGGGTCTCTCGTGTGGGCGTCTCCGAGTGTCCCAGATAGATGATTCCGTTGCGAAGTCCGTAGTCGTTTATGGGTCGAGCGTCGTTGATGTGCGAAGGGCTGCCGATCAGAACCAACTCTGTCTCGACAGCAGGATCCTGTTTGATGATCGAGTCCAAATATCCCTTGAGGATCTCGGCCGTCATCGGCTTGGGAGGGTGAGGCAGTTGATGAAGAACGACACACCCGTCTTCGACAGCGGTCTTGTAGAGCGGAAAGCCGTCGACAATTACCGGAAGATCGGCGATCTCGTCGTTGAACGTTTCGAGGAACTCATCCACCATCGAAGCATCGATAGGATTCCGCTTCTCGTTGGTGATAACCTCGACGTACTTACGATCGGAGTGTCCGAAGTCGCCTCGAACCGTTTCGGTGTGGAGACCAACCTCGACGACCTTGCGTCCGTTGACCAGAATCGGCTTGTCTTCGATCTCGTGACGATCCGCGATGTCCCGCAAATATGCGTGGAGAACATCGGCCGTCATGGCGGGTGTGTCGTTCTTCATCTCAGTCATACCTATACCTCACATTTGTCTGTGTTGACAGAATAATTTAGACACTGTCCATCACGAGAACGGTCTTACCATCACCCATGTCGTATGCACTGGTGACAGCTTTCCCGTTAACTCGGATTGACAGGTCGTCGTTCTCGTTGGTGTCGATGGCCGTCCCCAGAAATGACTTGAGTTCGTCCACCTTCATGAGCCTCACTGCGCTGCGAGATAGTCGTGAGCCGTCTGAAGCACGACTCGGTTGTCGACAATATCCGCATGAACGAGCTCGTCCGTACCGATCATGACCGGTTCGTTCAAGACCTGATGAAACAGCCCACCGGTAGCCAGCTCCAAATATCGCATGAGCATGGTGGTCGTCACAGGTGCCTTGGCCACCTCGCCCTCCATGAGCAACTTGTCACTCAGGAGAGTCACCTTTCGGTTCTTGAGGTTCATCGAGACGATCAAGTCGTCATCCCCAACCATGACAAACTGTTCATCGACCGGATGCTGATCGACGACGTTGTACAAATATGCCATGAGCACATCTGTCGTCATCGGCTTCGGCGTTGCCTCGTTCTGTGTCTCAGTCATCTGTGCCTCAGTTCTTCGGGAACAGGTCCACGAACGGACCGTAGAACTCAATGGTGTCACGAGCCTTCTCGACAAGAGTGTCGAAGTAGGTGTAGTCGATCTCGTCCTTGGTCAGACCCTCGGCCATTCGAGCGTCGACCCAGAAATATCCCTTGGTGCCAGTGACTGCGTACTGCTTGCCGTCCTTGACTCGGTAGAGAACGGCAGAACCCTGAACATCCGCGTTCACAGGGACGAACCGTCCGATGCGACCGATGAACTGGAGATCCTCGATGTTGGTCAAACCAGCCGCACGTCCGTGATCGAGGTCCAAGTGGATGGACCCCTGGCTGACCTGCTTCGTCTCGCACAGGTCGTCGAACGTGATCTCTTCCTGAGTGAAGAGCGTCTTGTAGACGTACGGATGTTGGAACTGTGCCCCGACTGCATCCCACTTATCGCCCTTACGCGCAATATAGACTGCATCGTTCACCAAGCAGAAGCTGTCGTACGTAGCCTCGTGTTCGAAGTCGTATCCATACTTCTTGCCGAATTCCGTGACCTGCTCGATGATCTCGGGAGTTGCGTCCGGAATCTTGATCGAGTCGGTCTTGATGTGAGCAACATCGAAACCCTTCTCCTGAACGAAGTGCTTCAGGTCGATCATGAAGAGTGCGCCACGCTTGGCGACGATGTTGTCCTTGTTCCGAACATCGCGGAACGGGTTGTCGAACTTTGCGCTCGTCAGACCGTAGACGATGTTGATGACAATCTTCAGTGCATATGAGAGTGCAACTGCGTCGTCAACGTTGCCGAGGTACGGAGCGAGCTTGCCATCGAGCATCGACTTGGCCCGGTCGTAGTCCCGGTGCTTGATCGCGATGCGCGCGTCGAGAAGGTCCTTGAACTTCGGTGTGTACTCGTCTCCGAAGAGGTTGAGCGCGATGATACTGCTCGGATGCATCGAAGCAACATCCAGAACAGCCACATTGTGATAGAGCCCCGGCTCTGCATAGACATAACCACCTTCGCTGGGGTCTTCACCCCGATACTCGGACTTACCCATGTCGAACTTGTAGCCCGGAAATTCCTCGCTCAGGTCCGTGTAGACGAACTTCTTCTGAGCCTGACGATCGTTCCCGAAAATGATCTTGGCTGTGTGCGCCTGGGTCGTGTTGTTGACCGGAAGACCACTCAGTTCAGCCAAGACCTGTCGTGCGACGAAGTCCTGCTTACGAGCCTCGAACACTGCCTCAGTCGCGTTGACGTCATTGCAGCAGTACTCGATGACCTTCTCGACCAGCTCGTCCGGAACCGGCTGATCCCACGGAATATCCATCTCCTGGTGGGTGATGCCGAGCTCGATCATGAACTTCTTCAGGCTCTGCTTCTTCGAGCTGAAGTCGTAAATATCGGCGTAACTGATGTTGTACGCCTCACCGAACAGCGCACTCCGCTCGTTGTTGATGAGCTTCTGAGACTGCTGGTAGATCGCCTCGGTGGTGAATCCCATGAACGCCGCGTACAGAATATGATTGTCGTAGCGTCGGTTGTTGTAGCCCACAAGCTTGAGCTTGAACAGCTGCTCGATGTCTGCCGGCTTCGGGTTGATCATCTTGACCATCGTGGCGTCACCCTCGAACTTCCAGCAAACCAGGAAGAGGTTGGGGTAGACCTCGATGTCGAAGAAGGCAATCCGCTCGTCCTTACGATCTGAGACAGCGGGGGAAGCTGCCTGAGTCGTAGCCGGCTGACGAATATCGTCCTGAGGACCGATAGCCCGCTCAGGGGAGTCGTCGCTCTTCCACTTCATCGACTGCACAGTCTTCAAGCAAGCCATAGCCTGGTTCGAAGAGTTGTTGGCGAATGCGAGAATACGAGGGCGCATGTCCGTGAGGTCATACGTCATCCCGTCCTTGTGTGCATCGGCGAGGATCTTGTGGATGAAATCGATCGACGGCTTGGTGCCGGGGTGGATCTCCTTACGAAGATTCCGTTCGACGAGATCGCGCAGGCTGCGCTCGCTCTGAATCGTTTGGGCTGAGTGCACCTTCTTCTCCTTCAGCGGCAGTCCGCTAGATATGGGGGCAACAGGGACGTTGTTACATCTGATGACTCTTCGTCGTAGAGACCCGTTGCCCGTGTAGACCTTGACTTCGATGTCCTCGGAATATATGGGACTGAGCTGAGTGACGTCTTCTCCGGTGTAGTCGTAGTGGAGATGGACGCCGTTACCACTCTTGCTGAGCTCGGCATAGGTGGCCGGCCAGTTGGACGCAGCCTCCAAGCTTCGCTCCAGAGACTTCTCACCCTTGTCGTCCTTGAGGTCGAAGTCGATGACAATATGATTCGCTGGCACCTTGACGAAGTGGACCTTCGAGGTGTCCAGATCCTTCAGCGTCGTCGAGCAGACCTGAGACGGCTTGGGCTTCTTCATCTCGCCGTTGATCAAACGCTCGTCGTCAGTCCAGTACTTCTCGGGGATCTCTCCGCCATCAGGACCGATCCGACCCATCTGGGCAGGCTGATCCTTGAGAATATCGTCGAGAAGCGACACCGACTCATCGAGGACCAACTTGAAGACTTGCTTGTCTTCACCCAGTGGCGTCTTGAACTTGTTCGCGTTGAAGCCAGAATATATGCTTCGCACTGTCTGCCCATTCACCACGCCGCGCTCCTTGAATTCGTCAAAGTAGTTCCGAAGCTCCTCACGGAACTTGTACTGAGGAAGAACCTTGTCGATTCCGGTGTCGTCACAGAATTCCTTGTACAGCGCATAGGCCTGCTTCAAGGAGACCGAGTCTTGCTCCTTGAAAATATCGAAGTGCGCCTCGATGTAGTTGAAGAAGACATCGGTCTGCAACATCATCTCGAGCGGTCGGTAGGAGTTGTAGTAGTTCTTTCCCATCGACCTGTAGACTTCCAGGCAGTGGTGAGCGATCGCACCCAGTTCGAAATCAACCTTCTGAATAAGAGTGTTGTATCGATTGGGCGGAATCTTGATGCCCGTCGGATGCACATCGATCAGTCGTCGAATAATGCCCGACTTGGCGTCAGAGATCTTGACTGGGTTGTTGGTACCCATGAACAGAAAAGCATTAACCCGCGCAGTGTAGCTGGGCTTGTACTTCTCGTTCATCGTCATCTCTTCGTGTGAGATGATCGAGTTCAGTCGAGTGTTGTCCTCGATACGTGAGAGGTCGCCGTCGTGCTGAATCGCTACGAGCGGGTTGTTCTTGAAGACCTCCGTTGCAAACGCTCCGCTCGACATACCCAAAGCCTTGGCTTCGAATGTCGTCGTGTAGCCTTCGAACATTTGCTGGATGACGTTCAAGACCGTCGATTTGCCTGTCCCAGCAGGCCCGTAGAGAACCAGGAATTTCTGAATTCGCTTCGCATCCCCGGATACAATTGCACCAATCGCCCATTCGATCTTCGCTCTTTCTTCCACATTATAGAGCGTCCCTACGAGCTCGTCCCATGCGCTGTAGTCGCCGGGTGCGAGACAATATGGGAGACGCTTGCTCACATAGTCGGTCTTCTTGACTTCGGTGTCAGCCCAAGCCATCTTCTCGTCGAGTTGATGACTGTTGTCGCTGATGTTCTGTAGATACTTACGGAATTGACTCCAGGAGTTTGAGCCGAAGGACGACATGGTCTTGATCGAGGGGCGCGGGTCACCCTTCTTCTCAATCCTGTCGGCCTCCGCCTCAAGCTCCGCGTCCATCAGTCTCTGAACATCGTACTCGTCCGTAGACCATAGACCGGCCGTCTCATCCCAGATGGCGTAGAATGAGCGGCCGCGGACCATCAGATCTTTGGAGCGCCCGACCCGAAGGTCAGGAAATAGCTCCGTCATACCTTTCCGGGGGCCTTTCTCAATTGTTCGCACCCCGATAGTGTAGAAGTCCACCAACCCTCTTTTTAATTCATGCCTAGTTCGCCATCATGCCGCGTGTCCCTCCGAAAGGTAGCACGAGAGTTGATACCAGAGCTCTACCTTACGTTGATCTTCTTGTGGACGTCGCAGTGGGAATAGACCGCCGTGCCCGTCGCTTTTATAGTTTCGCCAAACGACGGTATCCAGTACGTGTTTTACATACTCCTCATGCCTTCCGGTTCGGAAATATGTGTCGTTGAATCCGCCGAGGTTGAGGTTGTCGAGCAAATGCCAGAACCAATCGCTCGGACCCGCGGTACCATCAGCCTCAAACGCCAGGCGCCGAGACAACCCGATCAACATCTCCAGTACGGAGCATCCGAAAGCCATCCAATCGGAGTCGGGAATATCGGCGCCTGTTTCGTTGACGAATTCCATTCTCAGGTCGCGTCCGTCTTCCACACGATTGTCGTCGTTTGGAACCAGCCACACGAACTCTGTGGTGTGAAGAACCTTGAGCAAAGACCAGTAGGTCCGCCCAGGGTTCCTCAACTTGACGGATGCCACCTGACCGTAGAGCCATTTGAAATATCGCTCATCAAGTGGCTCGTCCATCATTCCCCCGGTGTGTATCCGAGGACTTCCTCAGCATAGGTGCCTGAGGAGCGAACGATCTCGAAGTCGATGGACAGGCGGTCGTTGCGAATATAAAGCACGTTCGCATCTTCCGACCAGTGTCCGAACCTCAAGTTGTGCTCACCACCGATGATGGTCTCGACACCGTTGTTGATCGGGTCGTTACGCTCATCGACGAGGATGTTGTCACCCTCGAAATAGGTGAGAGTGTTCTGATCGTAGTCGAGGTCACAGTCCTCGAACTCTTGACGCGTCAGGATATAAGGCTCGCCATTCCCTCGCATGCTGGTGTCCAATTCTTCTTCGCTTGGCAGGCGTCCGTGGGTGTCGAATATGTTGCGTCGCACGATGTCCTCCTCTCCAGATAGTTCTGCCTTCTCACGTACTTCGTCAGAGGCTTGCTTGATCAAGCGCCGTTCGAAGCTTTCCATGCTCTCGCCATCTTCGGGATGGGAGACGGGTCGGGGAAAATCGCGCTTCGGAATATGGCGTTCCGGTACGGAGTCGTCCCCGACGTACTGCTGCTGAATGTTGTTGTAGTTGACACGCTCTTCACGAGTGATCTCTACTCGTTCTGTCACAACTACTTCCGAGTCGTCCGTACCATCTGACTCCTCTTCGGAATCGTCCTCGTCGGAAATATCATCCGAACCGAGACGCTCCTCAGCCAACTTCACGGGATCGGAGAAGTCCCCCGTCTTGTGGAGCTGGCTGTAATATAGCTTTGCCTTCTCGACCTCTTCCTCCATCAAGACTTCGTACTGATTCGTGACGTGCTTCTTCGTGAGAAAATAAGCGGCGCCTGCACCAACGGCACAGGACGCCAACGAAGAAGCCACGATGATTCCGGTGTTGGAATTCATGGCCTCACACCTCAGACGAATTCGAGGATGTTGCCATCCACGTTGAAGTCGAGCCAGATCGAGCGCTCGTCGCCCATGACGAACTTCATGCCCTGGTGGACATTGCTGAAGACGCCGAAGTCGACGTAGCCATCGCCCATGCTGCCGTTCTCGGGCAGAGCCCAGCCGACGATCTGGCCTTCCTTGGAGCGCTCGATGCCGAGCATCTCGTAAACGTCGTTCAGGAAGAGGTATCCACGAGCACGCAGCATGTCGTTCGCGTAGTTCTGCTGAGTGCGGATGAACATCTGGTTGAACTCGGTCTGCTTGTTCCAGTTCTTGTTGCTCTCATCGAAGATTCGCTTGTAGGGCGAGCCACCGACAGCAGTCGGAACGGAGACCTTGGTCTTCTTGCCCTCGGCATCGACAGCGTCGACCTCCTCGACGGGCTGGTAGATCCGAGCTTCCTTCTCCTCGCCGATCTCGTCGATGACACGACCGCGGTACTCACGGAAGGCCTTCTCGACGCCGGCGTAGGCAGCACCCAGAGCCGCGTTGCGACGGGTCAGGATGTTGTGCGAGCCTGCAAGGCAACCGATCGAGGCGACACCCAGGATGAACGCGGGACCGTAGAGCTTCGTGACATCGAGGGCCGTCTTGACGTAGACGACGCCCTTGTCCTTGACCGCATCCTCAGCCGAGTACTCCTCGCTGCCTGCGTTCGCGTTGATCGTTTCCAGGTTCTTGGACGCTTCGTCGACGATATCGCTGACCTTCAGAGTTGCTCGCGAAGCCAGAACGACCGTACCGACAACACCGACAACGCCGGCGCCGAACAGAATGGTCGGGCTGTTCTTCTGGAGCTTGAGCATGGTCATGGCCATGTTCTTGCCACCGGCAGACATGATAGTGTTCTTGATCGACATGTGTTGGTCTCCTAAACCTTGTTCTCTCGCTTGAGCCGCAAATATACGGCCACGATTTGATTGTCGCTCATCTTGTCCACTTTGGATTTCCAGGTTGGACTTCCTGGGTACGCTCCCTTGAGTGCGTTGGCTTTCAAGAGAATATCGCTAGACATCACGCCACCTCCCTTTTGGCGCGCCATACTTACATCGATTTAACCGATGTTCTCCGGACGCGGAAGATCGAGCAAATATCCACCGCTGATGTGACGCACTGTAGCCGCTCGCATGTCGACCCAGCCCCACTTCTCGTCCGTAAAGCTTGGCGTGATACCGACCATGTTGTACAGATCGGAAACGCTGGCAGTACCGTACTCCTGAGTCATGGCGTCCAGGTTCTCAAGAACCTCCATTGCCTCGGCTCGAGAATCGAGAACGATCTCGTCGAAGTGGTGCAGGGCTCGGCCACGGTGGCTCATCTCTCGACGAGGCTCCGGTCGATGTCCCGGGTTCACAGAATAACGATTGTTTGGGCTGTAGCTGTTGTAGCTCGTGTAACCCGAACCAGCCGGACGACTTGGTGCGGACGATCGACCACGCCTACCCCGAGCCTCTCCGAAGAGCATCTTCTCGATGCCTTGCGAGACTGCGTCAGCAACCATGTCCTTGGCTGCGGGAAGAAGAACGTCCTGCACAATATACGCACCTACGCTCTGCGCGTCACTGCCACCGAACGTCTCCATGACTCGTCGGCCGAGCGGCTTCTTACGACGAGTGACTTCGCCAACGGTGATCTGCTTTACGACCTTCTTCTGCTCGTCCTTACCTTCTTGTCCCGCGACCGGCTTCTTTGCGGCCTTCGGCTTCTGGCTGTTGCTGGGGTAGTCTTCCATAATATAGGTCCTCATATGTCGAAGATGAAAACTAAAAAGCCTAGTGTTACGGGCTTTTCAGTTTTGAGCTGTCTGTCAGTTCTTGGTGGTTTCTTTGATGGTCTTGAAGATCTCGACAATCTCGTCGATCTTGGCATCGGTGTAGTCCTTCGATGCGTCCGCAACCATCGCGCCAACGACGAACGATCCCGCGGTGACCGTAACTTGGTCTACCGGAGAATCGATTTCGACATTGTTGGCAATGATGGATCGAACGATCTTGGAGGTACCGACACCAACGATCGAAGAAACGGCGAGCTTCAGCATTTCCAGCTTGGTCATTACCAGGTCCTTTCGTAGGGGTCTCATTATAGGGTGTGTTTTTCGTGCGAATCAGGCACGAGAATATGATTGAGATCGAGGGCGCATGTTTGCTGCTTCCCCACAGCGCTACGGCTGTCGTTTAAGTTTGGCATCCGGACTAGGGCGAGACCCCTACAAAGGACCCTTGCCAAACCCCTCTCGCTCAAATATAGATCAGCCCTGCAGGTAGTTCGGCTGCGTCATCAAGCCGCGAGCCTGCTGGTCACGCATGTATGCGGCCATCTGCTCCTGGGTAGGCTGAGGCCCTGCCGACTGATTCGGATCCATCGTGATCTGGACCGAAGGGTTGGCCTGCGTGATCGGCATGTCCACAGGTGTAGCGGATGCAGCAGGAGGAGGCGTCGGAATATCGGTGGACTGGTTCGTCCGCTCCGACATGAGTCGCTCTGCCTCTACCTTCGCCTGCTCACGCATGTCCGCCGGCATGATGCCGTACATGAATGCAAACATCTTGTCCGGATCCGTGAACATGGAAATGAGGAACTCGTCGTAGACTGCAGTCTGGGTGAATTCGACCCACTGCTCCTCCGTCTTGATGAATCGCTTTCCGTCGGCGCTGCGAACACCGTAGGAAATGCGCATGATCGTCTTGACCAGATCGAGAAGCTGCTGGATCTCCGACGTCTCGAGCTGACGCTTCTCACCACCGAACATCTTCTGCATCTTTTCCAGCCGGTCCGTGAGGTGAGCGTTCTCGGCGAGCTCGGTCTTGGTGAGGTTGAAGTACAGAGTCTCTGCACAACGGTTGTCGTCGAAGTCGGTGTACTCAACGGTCTGCTTCAGCATTACTTTGTGCTCCTTGTGTGGTGTTGCTTACGATGGTCAGAAATATGACCGAGTCAGTGGTTGTTGCGGCAGAACTTGACGCGCTCGGGTCCGTCCGTACGAGGCTGTTCCATTCCACCACTCGCCAAACCCGACAGGTGTCCGGCCAGCTTCGTGACGCTTCCGTCCTTCTCCAGCCTCAGGTGGGTGTCGATCACGTTCGTGCCGGGAGGAAGAACGGCATTCACGAGACCGGAGTGGAACTGCACCAGATTCTTCGTTTCGTGGTGATCCTTCACCATGCCGTTGAGCAGCAGAAGATAGTTGAGAGCGTCGCCGATCTTCTCGTCCCACACAGCCATAGAGTGGTCGGTCGGGTCGTCTTTCACCATGTCTGCGATGCTCACGAGGTGCTTGGTCAGCATTCCCCAGAGAGCCTTTTCGGGAGACTCGTTGTTGAATGCCGCCGCAACATCGAAGTTGTGGAAACGAGAGCCGCCTTCGTTCGGAACGTACTCGGCAGCCTTGGTTCCGAGAACCGATCGGATGTGATCGAACTTCTCTTCCAAATATACGTTGAATGTTTGATGATCCATTTGTGGCGTCAATCCTCTTTGTCCGTGAAAGCAAAAAGGAAAGACCTAGTAAATTTCTTTACTAAGCCTTTCTCTTTTTCGATCTCTGTGGGGGAATATCAGTCTTCCGTGGGAGCGGTCTCGATCACCTTGGGTTCGGCAACCTCGATCGTCTCCGTCGTCTTCTTGTCGAGTCGATTGAGCGCGATGATTCCAGCAGCACTCACCGCGGTCGCAGTTGCGATGGCGATGATGGCTGAGTTTTCTTCGATCTTGCTCAGGACCTTCTTGAGGCGACGGAAACGAACGGGGGTTGCGTCTTCTTCGATGACGATGTTCTCGTTCTGGTCAGACATTGTTGTTCCTTTCATAGGGGTCTCATTATAGGTCGTGTTTTTTCTGCGATGCAGACGTCTCTGGGGAAGATAAGTCTTTGAGGCTATCGACGGCGCTTTTTGCGGTTGTCACGCTTGCGGCCGTTGTATGCCTGGGTGCATGGGATGCATCGACAGAACCAGTTGTTGTATCCGGAAGGTGTACCATGCTCTTGAAGAAGAGTCGACGTGAGTCTACCGTTGATCATCTTCCGATTCATCTTGCGAATCGCGAGCTTGTTCTTGTGGTTTTTGCGCCAGCGCTCTTTGTCTTCGAGTGTAACTGCCGTTCCGACGATTGGGGGTTCCGCATCAGTCATCGTTTTGCTCCTCAGCAAGGGAAACTGGTCCGTCCAGAGAGTTTCCGCAATCTAGACAAATAAGACGCCTTTGGTTCGGCATCTGATAGACCCAGTCTCCGTAGACGCCACGCAAACGTCGGTGTGGGCAGTGTCTCCACTTTCGAGACTCACGCCACCAGGATATGATTCGCTTCACGCCAGCTTAGACCTGTGGTAGGAAGCGTTGTGGTCCTTGGTGTGCGCGTTCGTACAAGGGATACACCGACAGTACCAATGCTTGTAGCCGGAAGGCGTACCGTGCTCTGGACACCCTAGAGAATATAGACGACCATCACGAAGCTCTCGGTTTGCTTTACGGTTGGCAGACTCTCGTTTCTTACGAGCTGCGATGTTCTCTTTGGAAGAGAGACTTCCGGGAGGAGGCGTCTGTCGCTTGACCTTTGAGTTGGTCGAGGAAATAAGGGACAGACCGTGGATCTTTCTGTTCGCCATGTTCTGCTCGACGGTCGGAAGCTTCACGAAGGCAATATACTCTCGGGTAGTCCCCATCGCACGATCGGTCAGACGATCTTCCAGTCGGCAGGGCCGGCATTCTCCTGTATCACACATCACGACCCCTCGGAATATACGAAGTTCTTCAGCGCCCGCATTCCGATGACGTCCTTAACATCCTTGGAGATGCGATCACCAATGGGGATCATCCAGTACTCACGCTCAGGCATGGGTGTCTCCTCGGATTCCATCGATGTCGCTGTAGCTGTAGCCCTCGTCGAAGATATAGTCATCCATGTCGATCGGCGGAATACCGTCGTACTCGATCATGTCGCTGTTGATGTCGAAACCCCGCATGTGGAGAGATTCGTCTACGTTGTACGGAATCTTCAAAGATTCCAGCTTCTTCGCAACGGGCCCGAAGTCGACGCTCCGGACAGCCTTCGCCATCGCGGAAAATGCGTTACCGACGCCTCGCACACCTTCCTGAACGACGGGGATCATCCGTCCGTACAAGTTGAGCGCGCACTGGAGCTTGATCCGATTCCAGGTCTCTTCGGGAACGCTGTCTCCGATGGAAACCATCATCGGGCCGGGATAATTACACATCAGAAACTCCTTCGATACCTATAGAAAGTTGGTTGGCATTCGCGTTGACCCAAATCGGAGAACCGTACCAGGTCCAATCCGGAGTGGTGATCAACTCCTTGACTTCTCCGGACGAGGTGACGACAATATGCGAGGCGTAAGCGGCTTTGTGTTTAGCCGCCCTACGAAAGAGCTCCTCCCACACAGATTCGGGGAAGAGCTCTTTGAGGGTGACGGTCATCTGGTCAGGCATCGACCAACGCCTTGGTCAGAATATCGTCCTGAGTCGGAAGTACTTCTTCAGTGATGACATAGATCTTCTCGTAGCTACCGTCGACCAACAGAAGATCAGTGAAGAACCCCGAGACCGTGACGAGAAGTCGACTCCAGGTGTCCTTCGGAACGATCTCACTGAGCGGAACCATCCAATACTCGCGCTCAGGCATCGGAGGGCTCCTTGTGACGGTTCTTGGTGAAGTCACTCAGAATATCGTCCTTGGTGCGTTTGCAACCGTAGGACGAGTTGTGCGAGAGCACGATGACATGTGCGCTCGGGTGCTCGTAGAGCTTGCAGCCGTACTGACACTTGCTGACCGCCTTCTCCACCATGCGACCGGCAATATCCGGGTCGGGGTTGATAGGCTCATCCACGCCCATCTCATAGGTGAATTCACGATCTTCTTTGTGGTGCATGGTAGATCCTCCCCTAACTTGTAAATATGATGGTGGTCAGTGGACCTTGTAGTAGTTGGTGATGGGACCCTTGACGAATTCGATGGCGATGCAGGGTCGCTGGTCGGGAGACAGCACGGTCGAGAAATATAGCTCGAACTTCGTGTCTGTGTTCCAGCCGAGCTCTTCGCCGGTCGGGACCATGTCGAGACCGATTCGCTCATAGAAGTCGTTCAGGCTCTGGTAGCCGTCGTTGATGATCCGGTAGTTCGTGTCGTTCTGAGACTTCTTCAGCTCTTCCATAGTGCTGTGGAAATAACGACCACTGTGCTGATCGAAGCAGAGAACGTCGTTGCCGGAGATGACAACCTGGTTCGAGGGAACCGGAGTGCGTGCGACACGCTCCTGAGCGATCTCGGTACGAGCCGCCTCTTCCTTCTTCGGACCCATCTTCTCGACGATCTTCTCACGGTACTCGCCGAACGCCTTCTCCGAGAGAGAATATGCAGCCGCCATCGCAGCGGTGCGTCGGGTACCGATCTGATTGGCAGCGATCATGGCCATGACGGTCGTGACGCAGGTGCTGGCTGCCGGAATATAGAGCTTCCAGACCAGAAGGGTCTTCTGCTTGGTGTCGAGAGTCGACTCAGAATCTGAGTCGCCCTCCTCTTCGTCAGAGACCTCGACCATGCGGTCCTTGAGCTTCTCTTCTTCGCCGGCGATGATCTTCGCGGCCTTGAATGACGCCTTACCGGCGAGAACAGCAGTTGCGACGGTGCCGGTGACAGCGATACCGGTCAGGATTGCGGGGGAATTGGCGACCGCGAATCGTTCGAGGTTCTTCGCCAGGACAGAGAAGTTCATGATGCTCCAGGTTGTTCAGATATGGATGATAGATCGGGTCAGTCGAGCTTGCCGTAAGGATCGTCGCTTTCGTTCAGTCTTTCGCGTTCCTCGGCAGCTTCCAGCTCACGAGAAGCCGTTCGGTAGGCATTGACAAATCGCGTGACGTAGGTCCACACGACAGCCATCCAACCAGTGATGAGTCCTACCACGACGATGAGACCGACGATCAGCAAGAGGACGATGAGTACGCCCCACAGAACGTCGATGATGGTTGAAAGCATTGCAGAGGAGAACCTTTCTTAGAGGCTTGCGCGGAATTCGCTGACGCGATCGAAGTAGTCGGACGGGACGTCCTTACAAGTCGACACCTTCGTGACCATGATGCCGGAGCGATCGAGGTTAGGGTGACGCTCGGAGCGCTTCTGGATCAGGCCGGTCTTGTGCGCCTGACGAATCGCCTTGACCTTCTTCCGACGACGATCGAATATCGGAACCAGGATGGACAGGACGAGCAGAGGGCCGGCGAAGCTGATGTAGAAAATCCACTCCGGGCTGTTACGGAGGAATTCGTTGAATGCGGACATGTCGATACTCCTTTTGTTGTTGGTTTGAGAATTAGATTCGGAAGTCGAGACTGACGAGAGCAGCCTTCATCTTGCCGATGGCGTCGTTGGTCTTCTTGCGGATGTCCTGGATGTCGTCGTTCAGCTTCTTGACGCCACCGAGAATAACGGCAAGCGTCGTGACGGACGTGGCGAGGCTGAGAGCGGACAAAATGAGTGCTGCCTTCTGCATGGTGATAGTCCTTCAAATATAGGTGTGGCGGGGTGTGTGCTACTTGGCTGCTTTGCGCTTCGCGACGAACTTCTCCATGACTCGAACCAAATATCGGCCTGTCTTAGGACTGATCCTGTCGATGACATTGAAGATGCGCACGGTAACCTTGAACAGGAACGAGTTCATGATCATCTCTCGTGACTGAACAGGGTCCGCGAGCTTTTTGTCCACATCATCGATCTTTCGCTCCGTCTTCTCAATAAGATTGATGAGGCGGTCGATGAGAGAGATGATGAGGTTCGAGACGAGGGTTCGCATAGATATGGCCTTTCGGATAGGTGTGGGTGAGAGGAAAAACAGAAAGCTGAAACTCCGTGTTAGGGAGCTTCAAGCTTTTCGATCTACTTGGTGATGTAACCAGCAAGCTTCGGTGCGATCATGTACAGCGCCACCAGGAAGGCGGTGATGAGCACGGGGGCAACGATAGCGGTCATGGCATATCCTCTCATAGGGGTCTCATTATAGGGTGTGTTTTTTCTGCGATTTATGTGGCGTTAGAGGCCTTTGTGAAATATAGCACCATTCGTCTCGAGAAGCGTGTTCAACGCAACAAGATCGAAATCGTTGAATCCCTCGCCTTCGTTCACCTTGTCGAGACAGTAATTCAAAAGCGCATCCGAAGTTTCGAAGTCCCGATTCCGATCGTGAAGATCCGAAGCGATCTTGAAGAGGATTGCGGTCTCGATGATGAACAGCGATCCGATCAGTCTTAGCAATTGGACCTTGGACACTAGAACTCCTTGTCGAGAATATGGCAAAGCTGAAACTCCGTGTTAGGGAGCTTCAAGCTTGTGGACTTACGTGATGGGGATGTCGATAGAATCGGGTTTGACCCACGCGAGGATCGTTCCCAACTTCGTTTCGTAAGCGATCACGCCGCCGTTCTGCAAGTGGTTGAGGTTGTTGTGGGTCAACACCAGAGCGTTCATTTGCTTAATGCCAATGGCCATTCCGGTGACTCCGACAACAAGGCCTGCGCCATAGGCGAAAGCGACTTTGTGGTCGTTTACGAACTTCTTGGTGGAATCGATCTTTGCGTTGATCTCAGTCTTGATTTCCATGATAGTTCCTTTCATAGGGGTCTCATTATAGGGTGTGTAATTTATGCGGTTGGAGACCTTTGTCCGTGAAAGAATAAAACTGAAACTCCGTGTTAGGGAGTTCAGTTCTGGATCTTACTTGGGGTCGATGACGACGTACTCGTCCTCAAGGAGGTCGTTGCGGTCAACACCTTCCTTGTCGGCCACATGCTTCTCGTACTGTTCGACGGTCATCCACTGCGCACCTCCGGCGAGAAGGACTTCTTTATCCTTCTTACGCTTGAGTACAACAGCGGCTCCGACGAACAGTCCGGCAGCAACGGTGGCTTTGACAACGTTGGGGTTGTTGACAACGATCTGCTTGATGGTGTTAAGCTCGTTGATCATGGTAATCCTTTCGTAGGGGTCTCATTATATGGTGTGTTTTTAATGCGATTCCTACGTAAAAATACATGAAGTGGACAGAACCACGTTTTGACCCTACCCGGGGTATGGGCTAAAACGTCACTCTGACGAATTCAGGTAAATATAGGCAAAAACTATAAGAGAACATGGGCTCACGGTCCGCTGAAAACTCGTGATTACTGTTCTTTGCGCCAGGCGGGTAGGTGTCGTACCTACGCATTCGCGTCTCGCCTTTCTCTTATAGAAGAAGTTTCCTTCTCATTATAGTGCGTGTTTTTTCTGCGATCGATAAAACCAAAAGCCCGTGTAGCTTGGACTTGTGGTTTTGGATTTTACTTACGGAATCGATCGGTGATGAATCCGAAGGGACGACGCTTCTCTTTGGCGGGGAGCTCGGAAATGGCTTTGTTGATCTCACTGACAGCTTCGTTGACGTAGACGGGATTGATTACCATCTGCGGCGGAACGGAGGTGTCTTTGAGATTGCGCAGCTTCTCTCGAAGGCTCTCGCTAAGGAAGAGTTCGTTACCATTCTGGTTCGTCATGTTCTTTTTCCTTTCGTAGGGGTCTCATTATAGTGCGTGTTTTTTCTGCGAAGGCAAAAAAAGAAGAGCTCGGCAGGACTCGAACCTGCGACCTTCGTCATTGCTGACGACGCTCATTCCAACTGAGCTACGAGTCTCTCCTTCTATTATAGTGCGTGTTTTTTCTGCGATTGGTAAAACCTAAAACCCGTGTAGCATGTGGGTTTAGGCTTTCGATTCAGCTATCGAATCGGACAGCAATCTTCTGGAACTTGATCTCTTCGTTGAAGTTGTCTGTCAGGTCATTCACCGACGCGAAGTGATCGCCAGCTTCCAAACGTTCGCTGATTCGCATCGCGGCAAGGGTGACGGCGTGGACGTTGAGTTCTTCATTTCGTTTGAACTCGGCACGCTTGGCTTCCTCTTCGCGAGTAATCTGCAAGCAGTTGATTGTGGCGATCCCAGCGACGGCAAGTGCTCCAACAGCAAGGGCAGCGATAGCGATCTTGTTGTTCATGATGGGCGTCCTTTCGTAGGGGTCTCATTATAAGGCGTGTAATTCTTGCGAAAGGCAAAAACTGAAATGCCGTGTGTAGATTGGCATTCCAGTTCGTTGTTACTCTCCGTTGGTGTAGTACATGTCCATCAGATCGTGGTCGTCGAGGAACCTGTTCAAGTTGCTCACGATGCGAATATGGATGACGGTGCAGACGACTAGCGTTCCTGCAACCGCATACTTCGCGCGGTGCTTCTTGACGTGATTCTTGACGGCAGCAATCTTGTCGTTCATGATTGGTCCTTTCGTCGAGGGTTTCATTATAGGGCGTGTATTCTGTGCGACGTCTAAACCTCACGAATATAGATGGGTCCGCGGGAAGTATCGATCTTGACTGGGAGACCCTTACGAAGTCGATCCAGATCATGAGCGGTCAGCATCGCTTTGTACTTCGTTCTGTAATATAGGTGAAGTGCGGCGACGCCAACAGAAACTCCGAACAAGTACTCTGGGTCGGCGAAGGACGACATAACGTTCGTAGCAGCGAATATCTTGTCAACCACGTTAACTCCTCTGTAGGAAAACTGAAATGCCTGGGTGGCATCTCAGTGCGGCGGAGACTTACTTGACTGGGCGAAGCATTGGTTGCTCCATGTCGTTGTATGTGACGGTGTGAGTTTCGAGGTACACGTTCAGAATGTCTGCGGCTTCGTTGTAATGGACGATCTCCTCGCGGGTCAGATTGGTCTTGACCAGGATTTGTGTTTCTCCTGTCGAGTCCTTCTCTTCTTCCACGGGGTAGAACATGGCCTTGTTACTGGCGTTAGCCTGAGCTTCTGTCAACTGTACGACGTTGTCAGTTCCGTCACCATAGTAGTAGGCACGGGTTTCCATAGTGATCTTTCCTTTCATAGGGGTCTCATTATAGGGTGTGTAAAATATGCGATTCTTGAAGACTTAATCCCAAAATTCCTCCCCGGGAAAAATTGAGAAGCCGTGTTTTAGATGCGACGAAAACTGAGAAGGCTTGCAAGGATATGGATCTCGTCCTTACAAGCCTCCTCAGTCGGGGGCACCTGTGGGGGTGTTTGTTACTTCAGCTTCATCAGCAAGGGTAGGGCCTTCGACGTCAGAATGCTCACTCGTTCGTGTCCCACGATCATGGCGATTCCGAGAACGTTGCCTGCGATGATGGCCAGCGTGTCAGCGCTCACTCGCTTTCCGGCTTCGACCTTGTGGTCGACTTCCTTGAGCTTGTAGAGCACGTCCAGCTGTTCCGTCATCTTAGCGTATTCTTCGGAATCACCATTCAAATGTGACATCTCTTCGAGCAGAGAATTGATGGCGTTCTCGAGTCCAACCTTGGAGTCAGAGGGCTTGGAGTTGAACATAACAGTTCCTTTCATAGGGGTCTCATTATAGGCTGTGTAATTTTTGCGAATAGTCTGTTCAACCACTAGCTGTCTCCAAACCCGCATCCGGGCCACAGGTATGGCTTTCGATACTCTCAAGACGCTCGTTCGTCATCTTCAATTTCTCTTGAAGCTGAGTCATCTCTGCGTCCTGCTTGGCGACCTTTTCCAGAAGAGCCGCGATCTGCTCGTTCTGACGATCGATCGTCGCAATATCGAAAGCCCTAGCTCTTTCGTACGCTTCCGTCTCCATGCTGGCTCGGGAAGCTTCCTGTTTCTCTTTCCGACTTGCTTTCGATGACGCCTGCTGTGTCGCTAACGCGGACAATGCCGCAATCAAAGCGACAGCGAGGCTCACGAAATGGGGCAGGGCGTCCACATACCCCCCTTTCCTTCGGTGGACAAATTAAGCCGCTAATCGCCCACCAAAGAAACCCCATCAACCCCCATGCCAAACCACCTGCCGCATAGGATAGATGTGTAGCGTGCTGCGATAGGCCGCCTACGATATGAAACCCGGCCCAAGCCGACGACCAACCAGTCAACGTTGAATAACCCAACGTTCTAGGCAGCGACGGCCAACGAGACGACATGGTGGAGATGATACCCACCACAACGAACCCAACACCCCACCAATCATACGGCATGATGCTGAGAGCGAAACTCAGTGCTTCCTGTCGGGCTTCACTTGGTTCGGCAAGAATATAAGTGACTCCGATGAGGATGTACGCAATACCAACGACGGTAAGAATTAAGCCATGACGATTCCAGGGCTTAACGGCATTCCACCTTGGTTTTGTTTCCTCCACAAGTTCACCTCCTTCCCACTGACAAGAATTAGGTGCTGCCACTTGGATCCTCCCATCGTACAAGGGTTGGGTATCCGCTCTCACCGATGTTCTCGGATGTGCGGGTGTATTCGGAGACAACCATCTTCTGCAGTCCGCCGTACTTCCCTTGCACGTAGACAATGTCGCCGAGGTTGTAGTGCACTTTGTACTTGTACTGCGTGTCAGGCGAAATATCGGCAGTCAGCATGTCGATACGCTTGTTGTCTTTCAGATACTTGTATGCATCGGCAGACATGCGTGCTGACGTAGCCGCATTGAGGTTGTAGTTCTTCAAGTCGGCCGTTGAAGCAACCTCACCCATCAAGAAACGAGTTCCCGGCTTCACCGTGTCTTCCAGAGTACTTCCCGGCAATCCCGTTGCGTAATGGACCTTGGAAATATGCGGCGGGAACATGCCTTGGAACGCGGTTTTGGCCGGATCCACTTCGGCATGCGAGTTGACCGCATTCTTGAACGTCTCGATTGAGTCCAAGAACTCGGAGTTGAGAATATCGCCTGCGTCGTAGCGGAACACAATTCGATTCACATCGGCTTTGGTTCGGTCGAGACCCTCGTATACGTCGAACAACATCTTGTCGATGTTCGTTTGCAACACCGGAGGGTCGTACTCACCGAACTTTGACGTCAACGAAGGTTTGTAGATCAGCGCCGTCGCACCTCTTGGGCGGATGGTTCTGACGCCGAACCGCTGTGTCAACGCCATGAGATCGTTTACCGAAGTGATTCGAGACTCGATCGGCGGAGGCCACTCAGTCGTATATAGATCGCCCTTTGTGGGATCATACAAACTTTGTGAGATTGCCGAGTGAGGAACCGTTATGTCGTACGGCAGCTCGAAGGGCTTTCCGCCATTGACGCCACCTTCGCGAAAAGGGAACACAAGCCCCGCCCACAATATAAACGCCATGTGGTCTGGAATCCTGAAGTTCAGATTCACGTTGGTCGCGCGAATAGCCGTCGGAACTGACGGATCATACGCCCAAGTGATTCGGTTTTCGAGAAGAAACTTCAGGATGCTCACGCCAGAGACCGTAAGCGTGTCCACGCCGCCTTCGTCCGTACCAATATGGCGAGTCGTGACGATGTAGACTTCGTCCGTGTCGAGAAGACTGACCAGAGTCCACTTCGGAAGCGCATCGAGGGTCTTTTGGATGTCGTAGGTTTTGAGCTCGAAAGTACCGTTGGTGCCGGCGAAGCTCTCTTTCCAAATGAGCGACGTATAACCCTCGACGAGATTCAGAGGCGTGTAGACTCCGGGCTGCTTCGGAGACGGTGTCGAATATAGCGGATCACTGTGGCGACCGACAGCATCGTCCGGAACGTACCACGGATGGGTGGGTATCGTCGGATACACCCAATCTTTGAGAGTTACGAGATCCATGAATCACACTCCCAGATACTTAGGGCGATACTCGAATTGCTGCCAAGTGAACTGTGGTGTTCCGATACCGACGTACGTCACGAGTGGATTGTCGCCGGACTCCATAGTGAGCCAGGTCGAATCCGTACTGAGCGATCCGATAAGACTGGATACGACGCCACCACGCGTCAACCACACACCACGACTGCCTTGGTTTGTGTTGATCTCCAGAATATCGTTCGCTTGGAAGTTGTACGTGACGAGCATGCGGTCAGGCAGATTGAATCGATAGAATCCAAACTGCGTTGCCGCCCCGGTGAACCGAACCCGAACTCGGAAACCGCTGGGGGCAGACCCAACGTTGACAAAGTTCGGGTTCAGAAGGTTGAAGTCCGGAGCCTCGTTAAGGATCGGAACCCTCTTGGCAAAGTACTCCGACGTCGAAGCAAGAACGATCTGGAACAACGTGTCCTTGCTGAACGGCGAGACATCCACACGCTTGACGTACACAGGCGTGATTGCAAGTTCCTCGCCGTTCAGCAATAGACAGAAGTCCAGCGATCGATCTCTGTTCACCGGAACCAGCCGGTAAATATCTTCTCTCAGTTTCTCCGGCGTTTGTCCAATAGTGTAGTCCGGGTTCAGAGAAGCATTTACAGTGATCTCACGGAGCTGAGGACGTCGCCCAATATACAGACCCCCACCTTCGAGGTTCTGTGCAAGAGCGACGTTAACCTCTGTTGGACCCAGACCATCAATCGTCCTCGTTGTGTATGGCGTAGAACGTGGGTTCTTGTGATCGAACAGAGTGATAGGCGTTGCGCCGGCCAATATAACTTTGTCAAACTTCATGATACCTTCAACGCCTCCTTAGTCAGTGATAGTTGGCTCTTAGTCTGTCGGAAGACCTCGACATGACTAATGGGCTTCGGTGAATTGTTCGTCTGGTTGTACTCGATGTTGATGTTCGGCTGAACCGGCTCGACGATAGATTGGTTCTCAGCGAACTCACGCTGCTTGTTGAAGAGCGTGTCAGCCTTCCCTGCAGATGTATCCAAAGATATAGACGCAGAGTTGAGGCCATCGAGCATACTAGCGCTGTCCCTGTTGAATTGCTTCAGTTCAAGGACAGGCGTGATCTTCGGCTGGGTGTTGATCTCGTCGACCGCGGCGTTGACACCGACGAGAGTGTTGGTCAGAGCCTTCACTCCCTCTTCGGTCAGCTTATTGAACCTGCCAACGCCACCTTCGACCTTGACGATGAAGTCGTCGAGCGCCTTCTCGCCTTCCTTGATCTCTTCCTTCACGGGGAACTTGATACCGAACCAGCCGGCAACCGTTTGGATTGCCTTCTGAACAAAGTTACCAAGCATCCCGAGAAGGGTCTCTCCGAATATAGCTCCAAACAGACCATTCACAAGGGTAACGCCCAGTCGAATAGCTGCACCCTCAACGCCAGGGACGAGAGACAAGACGGCATTGAGAATCCCGCTGAGGAAGTCCTCATTACCGATAACCTTGTCGAGCGTCTCGCCTTCCTTGAGCTTCGCGAACGCCTGATTAGCAGAGCTAGCCAAACCGTCCAGGATACCTGCAAGGAACGTGAGGTTGTTTGCGGCCTTCTCGACATACTCTTCGAGAGCCTTCGGGTCTGCCGCATCGACAGCGCCGAAGAATATAGCCAGCTGCAGATCGGTCTGCTTGAGTGCCTGGTTCAAGCCCTTCAGCTGCCACGTGAGTGGAGCATTCGGACCACCAATGTTGAGGTCGCCCTCACCACTCTTGAGAACCTTGACGATTGATTCGACGACATCGGGCATGCCCGTACCAATACTCTTGGTGAAGCCGCCGAAGAGCTTCGTCGCCATGTTCTCGCCGGACTTCTCGACCTTGTCCAGACCGTCGTTGACGCCATTGACGAGACCCTGGACCGAGTCGTCACCGACCTTCTTGAACTCCCGCGAGGGAGAACGAATGCCGAGTGCCGTCTTTGCCGAGTCCAGAGCACCCGTCGCAATATCGTGTGCAGCCTTCGCGACGTTGTTGGCGCCGTCCTGAAGACCGTTGATCAGACCCTGGATGGCGTCCTGACCAACATCCTGGAAGTCTTCGAACCCCTTACGAATGTTGAAGAGCGTATCAACAATCGGGGAGTCTTCATCCCAAGGACCGATACCCTTGAAGTCGTTCTCCGTCAAGATACTCCAAGCTTCCTTGGCAGAGCCTTGGATAGCTTCGAAGCCTTCACGAATATTGAACAGCGTATCGACAATCGGAGAATCTTCTTCCAGAATTCCGCCGGTGCTGACAAACTTGCCCTTACCGAGAATGCTAAAGACGCTTGTTGCTACAGCACCAATGCCGGAGAGACCCGCACGAATATTGAACAGCGTATCGACGATCGGGTCGTCTTCCTCCCAAGGACCGACTCCCTGGAAATCGCCACTTCCGAGAATGCTCCAGACTTCCTGAGCAGCCCCACCGATTCCAGCGAGACCCTCACGAATATTGAAGAGGGTGTTGACGATCGGATCGTCTTCCTGCCAAGGACCAATACCCTTGAAGTCGCCATCGAACAGAATGCTCATGGCTTCTTGGAACATGCTCGAAATACCACGAAGCTCATGCTGCGTAGCATTGAGAGCCGTCTTGGCCAGGGAAATGGCTCCCATTTTGACGTGGGGTTCGCTTCGCTCCATACCCTGAACGAAACCTTCGCCAACCCACTCACCAATATAGCGGAATTCCTTCGACGGTGAATTGATACCGAGGAAATTCTTGGCTGCGTTAAGAGCGTTCGATGCCATGTTCTTTGCGGCGTCAACCACACGACCGATGCCTCGAGAAATGCCCTGAACCATACCATCGATGATTGCGTCAGCAACATTCAATGCAGCGTCGGTAACCAACCCGCTGTTTGCTCGAATCGAGTTAGCGAGACTATTCAGGAAGTTGATGACGAGATCGAAGCCAGCCTGAACAATTCGGGGGAGATTGTTTGAAATCGCGTTGATGAAGTTGACAATAATATCGGTTGCGATTGTGACAATCTCTGGGACTCGATCGCGAATGGTTCCAAGGAATCCCGTGATCAGATTGAAGCCCGCATCCCAAATTTTAGGCGCATTCTCAGTAACGATGTTGAGAAGCGTCTGAATAAGAGTCGAGAACGCCGCACCAATCATCGGCGCATTGTCGATGATCAGCTGCAAGAAGGTTTGGAGAAGCGTACTTACCGTTTGCCCGATCTTCGGGGCGATCTCGATGACTGCGTCGAGCATCTTGACCAAGAGGTCCTTGAATGCACCGACGATCTTACCAGCATTGGCGCCGAGAGAAACGATAAAAGCCGTCATGGCCTCACCGAATCTTGTTGCCAATAGCGGGAAGGTATCTGCCAGATTGACTAGGGCCGTCTTACCAAGAGCAAGAACATTGACGACCGCAGTCAACGCCATCGAGAAGAGCAATGCTCCGGCACCGACGGCAACCATACCCACACCGATCATAGCCATTGCTGCACCCAAACCGAGGATGGCTGGGAGAACCGGAGTCAACAGCAAACCAGCTAGACCGATGACCGTGAATATGCCGGCCAGTCCACCAAGACCTGTGAGCAGGTCCTGCCAAGACATTGCCGAAAGCAACATCAACGGAGGAATAAGCATGGCCAACGCCAGCGAAGCAACCATGAGGGCTGCCGAACCGGCGAGAGTTCCGCTCATGAGCGATAGAGCGATAGTCATGATGGCCATTGCACCACCAAGACCAACAAGCCCTCTAATCAGCTCTTCCCACTCCATGCCGCCCATCGTCTTGATCGCACCAGTAATAAGCTGGAGAGCACCAGCAACCATGATGAGACCGAAGCCGATGGACGGCATGTTCTTCGGCATGAACCTTAGCGCCAACGTAATAGCCGCGAGCGCTGCAGATATACCGATGAGTCCCTTGACCAGGACATCGGTGTCGGTATTGCCCATCTGCTTGACTGCCGTAGCAATAACCAACAAGCCGGCGCCGACAAGGGTGAGACCCAAACCGATCGCAGGCATGTTCTCCGGCATGTAGCGCAACGCCAGAGTGATCGCAGCCAACGACACGGTGAGTCCAGTCAGACCTCTGATGAGCTCAGGCCACTGAATATCACCCATAGCCTTGATTGCCGTAGCCAAGATTCGAATGCCGATAGCCAACGGAATCATAGCAAGACCAGCACGAAGCATCGGACCCTCGGCTTTACCGAGACCGTATGCCGCACCGACAAGCAGACCCATCGTGACACCGACGCCAACGAGACCTCTTAGAATCTCGTCCCACTCCATTGACGCAAAAACCTTGGCGGCTGCGGCGAGAATAAGGATTGCGCCGGACATGAGCATCATTCCCGCTGCGATGGCAGGGAATGTAGCCAAGCCACCGGCACCGGAAATCTTCGACATGACCGTCATGGCGCCGAGCAGCATACCAAAACCAGTGGCAATAGCAGCCATCGACTTGGCAAGATCACCGGCATCAATCGTCGAGAGCAGCTTGACAGAAAGTGCCAACAGACCAACGGCAGCAGCAATCTTGAGGAGAACTGTCGCCTTGATGTTGTTCTGCATGGCCGTAAGAGAACCGGTCAAGCTGTCAAGAACGCCCGAAACACTTTCGAACGTGCCCTTGATTCCCGCAAACATACCCTTGATCGTGTCGAACATTCCACCTTCGGAATCGTCGACGCCGAACTTGATGCCCTTCTTCAGGAGCATGCCAATGGCAACAGCAAGACCGCCGCCAGCACCAATACCGAGCATCTTGGTCAGGTTGCCCGGGGAGAAGAAATCTTTGATCATGTCGCGGAACTTGAAGAGTCCGTCAACGATCGCCGAGTCTTCGCCAAACACACCACTGACGAAGTCACCCTTGGCAAGGATGTTCCAGAACTGACTTACTGCAGAACCAACAACCTCGAATGCTTCTCGAATCCTGAAGAGAATATCGACAATCTTCGAGTCCTCGGAGAAAGGACCACCCTTGAAGTCACCCTTGGCGAGAATGCCGTAGACCTGACCAATGGCTCCACCGAGATTACCTAGAGCGCCAAAGAAGTTTGCGACGGCCTCAGTCAGGTTTCCGAAGATCTTAATCGGAACGGCGAGAACCGTACCGAGAACTTCGAATATCTTTGTGAAGAGTCCACCACTCTTGATGCCCGCATGAATCTTGGTGAGGAAATCACCGATCTTGGCTGTGAGCGACAAGAAGCCGCCGCTACCAGAACCGACAGCACCGAAGAGCTTACCGAATACGCTGGCGACACCCTTGACGATCTCCCAACCGATACCCAAAATGGCGAATACGCCAGAGAAGGTTCGCTTCAGCTTGTCAGCCGTTTCGCCACCGATCTTGAGCTTCTCTGTGAAGTTCTTGATCGCGACGGTCATGGAAATAAGAGTCGCCGATGTGGCCGGCGGGAAGATGTTTTGGAACGCTTCCTTGATCGGCTTAATGACCGACGTAAGAGCGTCGATAACATTGAATATGCTGGCGACGAAAGCGTCTCGACCGCCATCCTTAGCCCAACCCTCGAGCAGCTTGTTACGAGCATCGCCCATGCCACCGATAATGGGTTCGATCTTGTCCATGATGCCGGTGAAGAGCTCGGTGGCCTGATCGAAGTCGCCAATGATGAGGTCGGCGGTCTCTGACCAGGAAGACCCGACGCCTTCCTTGATCGTTCCGACAAGCTGGGTCCAGGTTCGAACCTTTGTTGCAGCCTCAAAGGCCGTTTCTGATTGCCTTTGGAATTTGCTGATCTGTTCGTCGGTAAGACCAAGGGTCTTCATCTGCTCAGCGTTAAGCTCGCCCGCCTGAATCTTCAGGTAGTTCTGCATAACGTCGGCCTTGAGCCACTTCTTCTCAAGTGAGCCGTTGAAGTCCTCGAGAACGGACTTCGAGGTGACACCAGCCTTGTCGAGCTCGCCCATAGCCTGAGCAATATCGACAATGCCTTCCTGCATGTTCTTGTTACCCATACCGACGTTAGTCAGTGAGCGCCAGTCCATGAGGGTAATCTGACCAGCAGAAAGAGCCTGGGAGAGCTGGTAAGCAGCGCCAGCAGCACCCTGAGCGCTGGTGCCTGATGCGGCGGCTTCGTTAGAGAAGCCTTTAATCATCGTGGTAGCGTCTTTGACGCCGATGCCAGCGTTGGTGAACAGACCGATGTTCTTGGTCATGTCGCCGAAGTTGTAAATGGTCTTGTCGGCGTAAGTATTCAGCTCGTCAAGGCTGGCGGTAACATTCCGCAGACCAGCAGCCTTGTCATCCCCATACTCTTTCGCCGTATTGGCCATGATGGTCTGAATAGAACCCATCTTCAGCTCGTACTCATCAAAACCATCCTTGATGGGTGTGACAGTAAGAGCCTTGGCGATGTTGATTCCGGCATCAATAGCCCGGTTAGTAATGTTCGACAACGCTGTGATAGCGACAGTCGACAAAGCAACGAACTTAGCGCTGAAGGTGTCAACGCCCGCTCCGGCGCTGTCCATCGAAAAGCGGTTGACCGAAGCTTGAACATCGTCGATGCCCTTGCTCGCACCGGTGAAGTTCATGCTGCCCTTGAGCTGGGCCAAAGTCGCCATAGTGATTCTGGCGCCAGCTTCGAACTGCTTATTGTCGAACTTCATTCCGACAATGAGGTCCTCGATGAGGCTCATCTACGTGTCACCTCTTTCCACACAGCGGATTTAATCGCGTCGAAGATGGGTCGAATTGCGGGGTTGATATAGTCACGCCCCGCAACGTATCCGCCAGTACCGGTGCCGTGGCCGTACTGAAGCATGATGGCGATTGGAGTGTCAGCACTCCCATTTTGATTGTGCCAAGACAGCTCCCAAGAGCCACCTTTGTTGGTCACTTTGTGGTACCACGCATTGGCGGTCGCAGACGAGTCAACCGGTGTGTAAGCCTTCAAGGCGGCAACACCGAGGGCGCCATAAGTGTTCAAGATCCTGCCGATCTCCGGCTTGGACATGAGCTTAAGACGCCGCTCGGTGTTCTGGAAGCTACCAGAGGTTTGGAATGAGATTGACATGGTAACTTCCTCCTTTGAAGATCAGTTGGGGTGCGTGATGTGCCAATTGATGGTGTCGGCCAGTCGATGCGCCAACGAAAGTCCACCGTTCCAAGGCGTTACGTACGCCGTGGTGTGATTTCCACCCAGGTAACCCTCGATGTCGATTCGTGCCTGGTGGAGCCGAGGACCAAGACCCATGAACCACCCGAGTGGATTCTTCTTGATCTCGCCGATCTTCCATGCCAACTGAAGATCGTTCTTCTTGATGTGGTTTCCGAGATCTCCGAGGAACTGTCCCGGCATGACATCGGAGACATCCGCCGCCGTTCGAATGATGGCGTCCGGGAGAGCATCGGAGATTGCATCACCGGGGGCACTCACCCAGAAGGTGTGAGAGATGATGGGTCCAAGCTTCTCGCCACAGATACCCCAACCAACAGTCGGCGGGAGTCCATGTTGCTGACGAGTGCGAGGTCGCCAAGGATCGGACATGAGACCGACAGCAGCAATCTTGTGTAGCTTCTCGGGATTCTGTTCCATCCACTCGTGGATTACTCGGTTTCCACCAGAATAAGCGAGAAGAATGAACTGCTTTCCGGGATTGCTGTGTTCGTCTATGATGCGGTTGACATCAGCCACACCAATCTTCGACGCTTCCGGCCAAGAGAAAGATCCGCCAACCGAGGCCATAGAGGCCGGCCAGTTGACTCGAGACTCCGTATGAATCGGGTTATGCTCGATGAGACGCTCGACAACCTTATGCAGAATAGACTGACTGGTTGTGAGCCCAGGAGCGCTACTCCCGATACCGTCTGCGTAGATGATGTGCATGTGAATCCCCGCCCTATCCTTTTGAAGTTACAATCCTACTCGAACGAGTCCATTACCAATAACGCGGTTTGTGTTGGTAGCGGAGTTGGCGTAAGCCTCGACTGTTACGGTCGAATTACTAGGAACGGATACGTTAGTCAGATTCAGACTTCCTCCGTTACGGTCGGTCACAGTACCAATAACCGTGCCATTAACCAAAACTCTGAAGTTCCTGGTGCTTGTCGAGATGTTTGTATTCCAAAGAGCACCAACCAATTGCACCGTAGTTGACCCGCCAGCGAGATTTGTGTTGACGCGCCCAACCTCGACCCAGGTGTTTACCGGAATCTCGATGTGAGACATGTAAACCTGAGCGACGTTTTCCAAAGCAGTTCCAGAAGATGATCCCGATCCAGAAAAAGTTACTTTCCCAATCGGGGTAGACCAAACGCTATTGGGTCCGGAATAGATCCCAATTCCCGGATACATAAACCCAGGCCTATTGCGAAAGTTCGCTCGGTAATATGGTTCGTAGAAACTTTCAATCTTCACGTCGTTTACATAGACCGTAACCCAGTCCTTGATCCAGGAAATGCGAAGCTTATCTCCGACAGCAATCGTAGTGAAGACTTCATGGCGATATGTCGCCTGAACACTAGCGCCACTGATCGGAAAGACTCGAACGCCGTTGTTACCGAACTCTGCAACAAGAGCCACGTTTCCGTAAGGGTTGCTGGCAAGAACCAGGTATGATGGAAGCGCCAGAGAAAATAGCGGATTCGCAATCGTAGTCTCGACGTTGAAAACATTCCCATTCATCTGACGATTGAGCAATCGAATATGATGAGTGTGATCCGCGTTTACCTGAGATCGATAAGTTCCACCGATGACAATACCCGGCATAAACGTGGACGCATTGCTCGTTCTACCGTCAAATCCGGAAATGGGGAACCATTTCTCCTCAAGAGGATTGGCGAAGTCGTAGCTTAGCGACAGGTTGTAAACGAATGGAAATTCTTCCTGAACGTTGCTTCCGCTACCAGCCAAAATCAAGACGTCAGCATTCCCACCAACGTAAACGGCCGACGGATTCGTACCGCTATTGACTATGCTCATCCCACGATCACCGCCACGAAGCCTGGGGCATTCCTTGTTGCCGTTGGAAGAGCATTCCATTCAGCCTGAGTGCCGGTCCAAAGTTCTTTAGTCTTACCCGATGCTTTCACAGCGCCGACGGACTCAGCGTTCAAGTTGAGAAGCGTGGTGAGAATATCCGCCATCGACATGGAGATCTCAACGGGACCGCCACCGCGGCCGTCATCGTACATACCCTTCGCAAATGTGCTGGTGACGTTAACCGTGTTATCCAGAACACCAGTGACCTTTGGGACCGAAAGCGTTCCGCCGATGTTGCCACCGATCTGAACACCACCGGGAGCTCCAGTGTCGCCCTTGACGCCCTTGTCACCCTTGGGGCCACGAACGTTACCAGCGGTGATGTTGGCGCCAGCCTTAGTGACGAGGATGAGAATATCGCCCTGAACGACGCCGGAGACGATGGCCGACTGCTCAATCTCGATCATTCGCTCTGCGGTCAGCGACCTGACGGTTACTTGCGCCATGACTGTCTCCTAACTATTCGTTCGACGAAATATCGTAGGTAACTTCGTCAATGTATTCGGCATTAGCCTTGAGAATGGTGAACTCACCAAAGGCTCGGTTAGCCTTGATGTAGTAGTCGGAGCCCGTAGCACTCCAGGTACCATCGCCATTGTCAACGATGGTGATCTCCGGTGCGGTGTTCGTCAGGAGCTCAAACTCGTCAGGAGACAGAATTCTAGGCTCAGTAGTCGCCGTCCCGTAAATAACACGTTCGATCTCGTAGATCGCACTCTCATGCATCTTGGTCGTATCGAAGATAATATGTGAGGTCGGTCGAAGATTGAATGCTTCCACGGGAACCGAAGACAATTCCCAACTGAACGCATACCCGCTAGGGTTGTTGGCCAGAGTTGTGTACGACTTGTTCGAGGGCTTGGCGGTCAAGTTGTACAAGATGTGGATCTTGTAACCGCCGTTGATTCCTTCGACATCGTTTCCGACCAGCGTTCGGTAAGACAGATGGAATGTTCCTGTCGGAATCTGTCCGGTGACAAAAATGCCGTTACCTGGGGATTCACGAACGCCATCGTAAAGTTCGAACTCTTCAGGATACGTGTAAGCTTTCAACGTACCTTTGTAGTCGCCCCGAGAGACGTAGTCGAAATACTTGACGCCATTCAAATAGAGTGGCTCAATGGTGGTGTCGGAAACCTCGTCGACGGAAATCAATCCGTTCCACGGAACAGCCACGTTTTCGCTCGGAAGGTAAAGGACGCCTCGGTCAATACCAACTTCATAGCGTCGCTGTCCGACATTGTTCCAGTCGATCTTGGTCATCCGACCTCCTCTCGAATGTTAGCCACTGGTCCCCAACTCTTTCCTTCGCTGCTCATTCAGAGCCCTTCGCTCAGCCGCAAGACGTTCTGCCTCGGAACGAGTTGGTTTGTTTGTCTTCTGTTCGCTACTTCTTTCAGCATTGAAGACTTCGATCAATGTGAACAACCGATTCAGATGCCAAGTCTCAGCAACCCAAGGGATTTCATACGATGTCATCCAGTAATAAATCAGCTCACTGGTGACGATCTGACGAGATTTCTTGTTCTTCTTGTTGTCACTGAACCAGGTGGCCGTCTTCTTGGCGTTGATGTGTTCATTGATCTGGAGAAACTGCTCATTGCTGATGTTGTGATAAACCTCCGGGGGAGTATCGTCACTCAAGTCCATCATCAGCACATAATCCAGAATCTCTTCCTCAGACTTGTCAGTAGAGATGAATGGTTTCTCGTACTTAGACTCCCATTTTGACAATGAAACTAAGGAGTGCTCCAGCCGCAACGGCCATGTAGTGATGATGAACTCTTGAGTGTCGTCATTGAAGTCCTCTTTCATAACGACGTCGAGCTGGAGCATACCTTAACCTTCACTCTCGAATGAAGAGACCTTACGCGTAGTCGAACAGCCAGTCGTCATCCGTGACCGACGGGAACTTGTAGCCCGGAGCCGGCTCGGCAACGACGACGGTGTCCTCGGTGATGACGACGCTGCCCGAGACCGGGTTGCCGTCGATCTTGTACACGACACCGGGGGTCGTCGGGATGGTGATCGTCTTGGTCGCGGAGCTGTAGGTCGGTGCCGTCGGGTTGACCTCGATGACGTCACCTTCGAACATCGACAGAACCTCTGCCGGGTAAGGCATCCGAGGATCGACGCCGGCGGTACCGTAGAGGATCTCCTCGAGCGCCTGCAGCTTCGCAGACGTCACCTTGGTCGAATCGATCACCAGGTGAGCGGTGGGGCGGAAGGGCTTGTTGGTCACCGGGTTGATTCCGGGAACCTCGACCGGGCTGGTCGTGATCTCCCAGCTGAACGTGGCAGCCTCGGGCGAATCGTTGACCGTCGACCGCGACTTCTCCGACGGAGCCGCCTGGCAACCGTAGATCAGATGAAGCTTGTAGCCGTAGTCCGTACCGACAAGGTCGTTGCCGACGAGGGTCCGGTAGGAAAGACCGAACTTACGACGAACCTGCTGAGCGATCTGGATGCCGCCGATGAGAGCGGTACCGTCGCACTGAGCAAACGCCTCGGGGTAGGTGAAGGCCTCGATGGTGGCGCCGAACTCCTCCGCCGAAATGAGGTCCAGGTACTTGATGTTGTCCGCGTACTGCGGATTGGACTCAGCACCCGAGGGGGCCTCGGAGATCGAGGTCAGACCGTTCCAGGCATAGCCGGTCTCGTACTTGCCCTGTGCATCGGGGATGTAGAGGACACCGTGATCGACGCCGGTCTCGTAGAGCCGCTCGCCGGACTTGTCCCACTGAATTGCAACCATGTTTATGGCTCCTTGTTAGAAGTACAATGAAAAAGCGTCGTGATTCAATCCATCATTGACAAAGAACCGGTTGTGTACGCACATAGGGAGTTGAGCGACCTTGTCCGGTATCGGACTGTCCGGATTCTTGTCGATGACGGTGACTGAATATCGCTTGGTATGTCGATACGGACTATTGTCCGCGAACTCAGTATCCGTAGCCTCACGGTTGTAGACGATGCACGGGTACTTCATCTGCAAGTTGTTCGGCGGCTGGAAATATACGTTGGGGGCGATCTGACTAAGGATTGCCTGGAGCTGGCTCCGGGGTTTCGCCATTGTAGATCCCTCCCAACTGCAAGACCAACCTCGGGGGCGACGTCGCATCGACATTTGAGACGACCCAACGTGCCCCCGACCACTGAACATATAGCATGTTGACGAAATTATTGCGCGCATACGCATCAGCCACGATGGAAATCGAGTTGCTGACAGTAATATCGTCGTGGAGATTCTCTCCCTCCCTCAGGGATCGGGCAGTCCGGACAACGTCGCCGTAGTACTTTCGTTCTACAACTTGGTTAATCCAGACGCCCGATCCCGGAGGAGATTCCACGGAGTTGCCGTAACCAACTACACCGCAGAATTTAGCCATTCTGACTCAGATCAGAATGCGCCGCCGAGCATGCCATCCTCGTAATCGAAGAGGAACTCGTCCTCAGCGGTCGAGGCCAGGTAGTAGCTCGTCGAGGCCGGCAGGGCGATCACGTGCAGCTCTTCACCCGCGTTCAGGGTGACGGGCGAAGCCGTGGTCAGGGTGGCGTTCGTCTTCTTGTTCTTGTAGACGACACCGGTAACGGTCGGAACCGTCACGGTCTTGGCCTCGTCATCCCACTCCGGAGCCTCGGGGGTGACCAGCGTGGAGGACTTGGCAACAGCCTTGACCACGAGAGCCGACTTGGGACGCGTGAGGGCGCCCGACAGACGGGACTCGATGAGGTACTTGTGCTGGTTGTAGTCGATGTCGAAGTCGTCGAACAGCGAGACGTCGCCGCCCTTGTCCGCACCGATGGTGTAGTCCTGCATGTTGACCATGATGCCAACGACGTCCACCGACGGCTGATCCATGATCTCGACCGTGGTGATCTTCGAAACACGCAGAGCAGCAGCGAGATCCGCGACGGTCGCGTAGATGCGACGACCCAGCGAATCCTTGTGCAGCAGCATCTGAGCGAGAACGGTCTCGCTGGTGAAGAAGGTCGGGTTGCCCGATCCACGGTAGTGACGACGCTGCAGGGTCAGGGCGTCGACGATCTTGTCGGCAGCGCCACCGCTCAGGTCGACGTTGACGTAGGTGACGAAGAGGTCGCTGTCGTTGGCGATCGGACGGATGTGCTCCTCCGAGATCTTGTCCTCGTCCTCAGCCGAGCGACCGTCGCCGATCAGAACCGCGCGAGCGATCTCCTCGTCGAGCATGAGGCGCATCTCACCCTTGAGCCACGCGACCACATCGAAGTCGGTGATGTCCAGGACATCGTCCCGATCCAGCTTCTGCTTCTTGTAGACGGTCTGCGGGGTGGTGACTCGCTTGGCGACCCGGAAGAACTCTTCCTTCTTCATGTTGCCCTTGACGTAGCCCTTGGCACGGGCGTCGTCGAAGGTCAGGTTGGCCGTCAGGCTCTTGATCCGCGAGAACGGGGTGTGGCGCGAGGCGCTCATGACCTCGGAAACCCACTCGGTGCGACGCTTGATGAACTCAGGCGTGGTGGTGACAGCCTTGGCATCCGGGAACAGGACGTCGATGTCCTCGATGCCGTGCTTGAGGGCGTACTCCTCAGCGGCCTCCTTGACGGAACCGGTGCGGGCAGCGGCCGAGAAGATGCTCGACGTGGCCTCAACGAGCTCCGAGTGGCTGAGGGTCTTGCTGGTGTCATCGGCCGAAAGGGCAGCGCGCTCGAAGACGTTGTGGCTCATGATGGTGTTTCCTTCCGAGGAGGTATCTGCGTGCTTGGCGGTCTTGTCGTCGGACTTGTCATCGGACTTGTTGTCCGCAGGCTTATCGGAGCCCTTACCGGCTTCTTCGAGGGCCTGTCCGACCATGAAGAAGACGACGTTCTTCTGCTCTTCGGTCATGCTCTCGAAGATGTCCTGAACGGTCTTGTCCTTGCCGTCGTCTTCCTCATCATCGCCGGCGGCGTGACTTGCGGAAGCTCCAGCGAGGGCCTCTCCGACCAGGAAATGAACAACTTCCTGCTGCTGCTCATTCATCGTCTCGAAGACGTCCTGAACGGTGAGATCCTCGTCTTCAGCATGTGCGATAGTCATGTTGTCCTCTTCTGAGTGTGTGAGCTCGAGCAGTTCGTCGGTGTAAATAAGGGCTTCACCATCCAGAGTGGTGATCGACCCATCGCCATGAGCAATGTTGACGTTGTCGATCAAAGCTCCGGGATTTGCTCCGGCCAACACGAGACTTACTTCGCGGATCTGACCGTGCTTGACCGCCTTGTTGTGCTCTTCCAACTTATTGGCGTAAATCGAAAGTGCGTTGATGTCGCCGTGAGCGACTAGACCCTTTGCCTGCTTGCCGGCATCGGTGTCGTTGAAGAACCCGTAGCAGTACATGCTTCCGTCACGGGCCTCTAGGAGGGCATGACCGAGCACATTGGTCGGTTCGTTGTGGGCGTGCTGCCAGACGAGAGGAACCTGCATGCCGTCCATGTGCTTGAAAGCATCAGGCAGGATGGTCCGACCATCGGAGCACCTGAGATTCGCCTTGGTCGCGTACCCGCTGAAATCAGGTTGCATGTGGGTCATCCCCCTTTCTTACGTATCGTTTACTAAGAGCCGTTGAGTTTGTAGACATGTCGGCTCGCTTCCTGTTCGCTGTCGAATCGACTTCCATCAGTGGCAACGAAGTCGAGCTTGATAGGATCAAACTGAAATACGTGAACCATCATGTTTCCTTTCAGCCAATCCTGGCGATGGCTTGAACTCTCTTTTGAAGTTTCTCGATTCGCTCAGCAGTCGAATCGACTTTGTCCTGTAGTTCTTGAAGCTCAGCATCGCCGTCATTAGCTTCGGGATTCTTATCTTTCTCTTCTTCATACCGCTCTTTTGCCGCCTTGGCATCTTTTCGTTTTTGCGCGGCAGTTTTCGGTTTGTCATCAGAAGAGTCGGACGAGTCTTTCGAATCCTTCGAGTCCTTGGCTTCGTCTTTCATGCCTTTGGAACTACCGGGACTCTTCACCTCTTGGGTGATCATTCGGTTCAGGGTTTCTTCAGAGACCCCTGCTCGACGCATCGCTGCAGCCTTAGCTTGTTTGATGGCGGCGTTCAACTTTTTGAGTCGAGCCTCCAAATCAGCAAGTTTAGCTTTCAGTTCTTGTCGACGAGACTTACGCTCAGCTTCAACTTTCTGCTTAGCTTCTTCAGCCGCAGCAGCTGCTTGCCGAGCGTTACGAACCGACTCAGGCTCTTCGGCCTGGGCTGGCTGACGACCCTTGAGCTCTCGAGTACGCAAATAATACTCGCGGGCCTTGACGGGGTCGTATTCGTGGATCAGAGTGCGACGATCTTGAAACACCGCCTCAAGGAAGAGCTCGGATCGAGACGCCAACTCATTCTCCTCCCAGGTCGTCAAATATACCGTCAAGCTGGGAGTTCAGAGCATCCAGTCCGCTATTCACCAACGTCGAAGTCTTCTCTTCGTTGGGGTCGGCCGACGGAGTCTGAGACGGAGCAGGAGTTTCACCAGAAGCACCCGTGATTGCCTGAGGCATGTTGCTATTGACTAGCTGGTCAGCCTTGGGATCGCCGGCCGGCCTGAAGCCGACCACCTGACGAATCTCGTTAGAGGTAAGGATCTCATTTCGAGTGAACTTGTCCGCGATCTCAGCGATGTTCTCGATGGGAACCAGACGGAAAGGGTCTCGGAAATATCGAACCGCTTGCCTCTGAGTTCGAGCGGTCTTAGTCAAGAACGTGCGATGCATCTCTTCGGTGATGGAGGCGACCATTGGTTCGATGGTTCGATTCCAATAGTTCAGCATCGTCTTCTCATCGGCAGTACCGTTCATAACCTCAGCCGTCAAACCAAGCTGCGCGTACAGCTCTCCGGTGAGATATGTGATCTGACCCATGAGATTGTTCTCGACAGGACGGTTGAGCTGCGTGATCTTCTCGGTACCGTCCGTGTAAGCGATTCCGTACTTGCTTCCCGTGAGCTGCTGCTCAAGGTCGGACCGTCGCTGTTCCGCCTGCTTCTTTCGAGCATCGGACTTGACGACATACGGAAGCTGAATGATCATGTCAAGTTTCCCCGACGCAGACGCTTCATCCACCGAATCAAGGAGGCTCAGTTTCCTGACGAGACGTTGAAGAGTCGAGTTCGGCTCATTCATGATCGAATATAGAGGGTTCGTTACGACAGCAACGTGCTTCTTTTCGACCACGATCTCGTCGCGCCGACCAACAGCCTCGTTATAGAGACTGACACGAACGTGCTTCGGATACCAAGCCGTGATTTCGCCAACTCGCATGGTTTGAATGTCATACGAGCCGGAGATCTTCGGATTGAGCGAAGTCTCGATAGGAACGATCGCCAAATAACCCTTGGAGCAGAGTGTCATAGCGATGTCCTGACGAAAGTCTCGAGAACCCTGATCGAGATTGGCCTCGACCGTGAGACAGTTGTTCAATCCGCTGTTGATGTCTTCCAAGAATCGACCCTGATCGTCCAACTTAACATGTCGAAGCTGAACAGAAGCAATATCGATTCCGAGTCGAGTATAGATCGATGAGATAATCGATCGTGCAGCCATCACGTTCGGTGTTCTCACACGGTCTGGACGACTACCGTAAGTAGACATTCCGTAAAACTCGCTTGACGAGGTTTCACGATGATCCACTGCGGTAAAAACGTTGTAAGCATGCATCAGCTTTTTAGAGACGCTAGCCATAAGTCACCTCCTTTCTCCATTTGGTGTGTCGACGTTGGGGATCAGAGGAACCCGTTCTTCTTCATCCAGTCGTTGACGTTCTTCTTATCGTTTTGCTTGCTCGACAAGTCGTTCATCTTCTGTTTCGCAGAGTTAATGATGACCTGATCGATACCGGTCTTTCGAGCACCGATGTAGGCGCCGGCGATAAGAGCCGAAGCCATAGAAACGCTACCGAAACCTCCGGTCAGCTGACGATGAACGCCACGAGCCGTCTTGGTCGTCTTGCTGCTGACATCCTTGCGACGCCGCTCAGTCTTAGCCTTCGAAGCGTGCTTCCCCATGTCCTGGTTGGCGAGATGATGATCGAAAGCTGCCTTGTAACTCGGATCCTTTGACTTGGATTCGACAGTAGTCTTGATGAGCTTTCGTCGATTACCAGCACCGGTTCCGTAGAACATCTTTGCTCTTGCGAACTCCTGTGCATCCTTACGAGCATCACGGTTCGTCTTGACTGAAACTCCGGCGAGGTTGTTCTTACGTTGACCCCACTTCATTCCTTTGACACCATAGTGAGCTAGAAAATCCTCAACATCTTCGTCCATCATTCACCTCCGTTCGGACTTCTGGTATGCAGGATAGAGAGCTGCGCGAGTGAACTGTTCGCCTTCGGCTTTACGAGTAGCGTAAATCTCAGTGATTCGAATATCGAAAGCGCGACCTCTAGCAAGCTGCTGATAGAACTGTTCTCCAGTTACAATGCTGCCGTGTGTGTCGCCGCCGAACTTTGTCTTCACGATCACGTTCTCTTTACCAACCGCGGCGCGAGAAGCAATAGAGAAGGCCTTTTTCTCATTGTACTCGGCGAGTTCCTTCTTGGTTCTCGCCTTGTATTCTTTCTTGGACTCCTTGTGCTTCTTGCGTTGACCCCACTTCATGCCCTTGACGCCATAGTGAGCTAGGAAGTTGTCAATAGAATCATCCATTGCTACTCCCATTTTGACGCTCTTCCGGATGATCCCTCAGATAGAGATCTCGAACTTCGGGACGATCTAGGCGGTTACCGATCAGAACATCAAGAATCTTGAGTAGGAGCTTCACTTCTTGGAACCGCCTTTCTTCGGAGGCTTGCTTACAGCGGTAAGGTCAGGAACCTCGTATAGACCGTTCGGTTGCACCTGAAGACTCGCGTAGATCTCAGCAGGCGATCGCTTCGTGTTCGGATGTTCGGCCATGTACTTGTTAACGGTCGCATACTTGCTCTTGGACTCGATGTATCGATGAGCACCAACAGCTGCCGCACCCATAGCTACCGTAGGGGCGAACTGTCTAGCCATGACCCCAGCCACTTGGCGATTATACAAACCATCGATAGTCTTCTGGTTCACCACTGACTCACCAGTCTTGACAGTGCTCGAAGCAGCGTTAAAGAGGATCAACGGATGTTTCGTGTTATAACCAGAAACAAACTGATCGTTTGAATCCAAGACAGCGTTGAAACCCTTTTTCTTGAGAGCATCGTAGAAGGTTTTCGCTTCTGGAGTATTACCTCGCACAAGATCTCCGTTGAATTCCTTGTACGTTTGGTTCCTACCAAAGAACTTTACGTCCATAGCTCCAGACTTAACGAGGTCTTTGAAAACCTGCTCAGCCTGTTTATGCGAAGGAGCTTTGATGTCCTGTTTGGCGGTCAGAACGGTTTCGTAGATCGTCGTCCCACTTTTATTCTTCTGAAGCTGTTTAGCCAACATACCTCGATACTTTTTAGTATCAGCTTCGTTGAATGTCGTGTAAAGACGTCGATTGAGATCAGTGTTTGGGCCTGTTGCATTGATGTACTTGAGTTCGGTACCGGCTTTAAGACTGATCTCGGTGAAACGCTTTCCATACTCTTTGTGTCCGACGTAAGCGGCAGTGCCGGCAAGAGTTACTGCTCCAGCAACCAAGAGAACTTTTTGAACCTTCGCTCGCCTGGCAGCTTTCTGCTGAGCGTCTTCCAGCGAATGTCCCTTCTGAACGTACTTTGCTTCTAGAGCAACTTGTCGACGACCAGCAGGCTTTGGCTCGGAAGAACTAGAGCTAGATCCACGATCTCTGTCGCGAATAACGCCCCACTTCATTCCTTTGACACCGTAGTGGGCTAGGAAGTTGTCAACTTCAACGACAGTCACCCTAACCCCTTCCGGCTTGCTTCCGAAGACGCTCGTAGTCCTTCGACTCACGACGCCCTGCCGAGTTGATGTTCAACCCAACTCGTGCAGCTTTAACGCCGTACTGTCGAGTGGCTTCCTTGCGTCGAGCTTCGGAAAGGAGCGTCCCCTTGGCAACCCGCTTCTGAATTCTCGCAGCACCTTCGTTACCATAGAGCTTGGTGTCGCTCTTTCGGTCCCGATTGGTGTACGAGGAACTCGCCTTTCGTGCCGGAGTCGACCCCGACTTGTCAAGGATTCCTCGAACAGCATTCAACCTGTTGTTGATCTGCTGGGTTTCAGTTGCCTTTCGAACCGCCTCGTTGGTGCGACGATTCGCTTCCTTTCGAGACAGCTTAGGCTGCTTCGGGGCGGAAGGAAGTTCGGTGGCGAGATCCAAGAACGACTTCTTGGCGAACTTGTTGAAGTGTTCCTGAATAGCTTGCTGTTCGGCAGCCTTTCTACGCGCCGCCTTACCCATCGGCTTCGATCCCGACTTGGCGATCAGTTCGTTTGTCCGAGCCTGAACCTTGGCCTGCGCCTGAGCTTTGTACTCGGCCTGAGTCATGGGCGACTTTTTGGGTTTTGCCGGAAGTTCCGACGCAAGCTCCCACTTCGACTTCTTACCAAACGCTTGGATCTGCGCTTGAGCAGCCTTCTTGCCGGCCAAATTTGCTTCGGCCTGCTTTCGCATCTCGCCAAGAGTTCGAAGTTTGTTCGTATCGATCTGCTTGTTGACGGCATAGGCGCCTAGAGCAACCAGGGCTACACCACCAACAACTCCAGCACCGATAGCGATCTTCTTCTTACGACTCATCCCCTGCTTGGGTGCAGAATCAGATGCTCCGCCACTCCCATTTTGACGACCGCCAGCAGCTCGATCTAGTTGAGCCTGTGAGCGCTTTACGCCCCACTTCATTCCCTTGACACCATAGTGGGCGAGGAAGTCATCTGCGCTATTGCTCATCACGACCTCCTCTCTTTGAAGTCACGGTCCTTGAGAACGTTTCGCTGAGCCTGATTGATCTCGTCGGCGGTAAGCTGACGAACACTCTTGACTTTGACCGTACTACTCGGCGACAGCAGGATCATCGGCTTCTTACTCCAAATGCCCGCATCGTTGTCATCGATGAGAGCATCATAGCCGCGAGACTTGAGTTTGTTGAAGTAAGCGTCGTTCATCTTAGAGCCCTGGTCTCCGGCATACTTGTTGAACTTCTTGTATGCCTTAAGCCCCATCTCCTTGGCGTTAAGCTCATCGATCTCGCGCTTGTAGCCGTTCTTCTTCATCCAGTCTCGGCCAGTAGGCGTTTGAATGGTTTCGATGAAGGCGTCGACACGCTCCTTCTGAGACGGCATCGCCAATCGCTTCTTGGTTTCGAGCTCCACCTGGTAAACCGAGTGGTACTGCTTCTGACCAAAAGCGAACTTCTTTTGAACGGCAGGAATGACAGCCTTGTACATCTCGTTGTCACTCTTCAGACTTGAGACATACAAGCGCCCGGCGAGGGCTCTGTCATCGACACCTCGAACAACGCGATTCAGAGAAGCACCCTTTTCGATGAATTCCTTGCCGCCTTCGAGTTTGTCGTACCAATCCTTCGTGTACTTCTGCTGCTTCTTCAGAGTGCCGCCCTGAGAGAAATAGCGAGTCATCTGCACTGTCGAACCAGCACGCTTGACCATGTTAGTGGTGTCACGAGAAGCAACTTCTTTGTACTCGCGATGTTGATCTTTTGTGACACCCCACTTCATTCCCTTGACACCGTAGTGAGCAAGGAAGTTGTCCACTTCGTTACTCATTGGAATGACTCCCTCGAAAGCTTAGCGAGCATCCCGGCTGGTGACAGTACGAACTCGAATCTCGCTTGCAACCGTGGCGCCGACAGGACCAGTGATCATGCCGATGACTGCAGACTGTCCTCGAGTAAAGCCGCCAGATCGTGCAATCTGAACTCCGGTGTACATGCCGCCGGTAAGCATAATATCGGCGACAGTTCCGACAGCCTTGGTCTTCTTGATCTTCGTTTGACCATACTTGCCGGTCTTGGTGTAGCGATCCTTGAGATTTGAACCGAACTCGCGACGACCAGCAGCGCGAGCCTTGACCAGATCACTCTTGGAGCGAGTCTGGCCCCACTTCATCCCCTTAACACCGTAGTGAGCAAGGAAGTCCTCAGCATCAAGCGTTTCCATCGATCTCTCCTTCACTGCTGTCGCCGTCAATTACAACGTCGTCGGGGTTGGGTAGGCTCGAAAGAGCGAAAGCAAAGAGATGCTTTTCAGGGCTTCTCTTGATTGCGGAGTATCCCAAATCAGACATTGGAGACACCTTTCTCGATTAGTTGAATGCGTCCTTGTTCGCCTTGTAGGCGATGTAAGCATCCATCATGGCTGCGACGTTATCGATCTTCTCTTCCTGTCGCTTCTTGAGAAGCTTTCGGTTACCATTCGTGTCTTCCAGAGTGATGGCGTTACCCATCGTGAAAGACATCAGGCTCTCGTCGAAGATCAGACAACGCTCTTCACTCAGAATCTTGAGCTCACCCAGAGGAACCGATTCGGTCTTGGAACCCTGGATAACCTTCTCGATGCCGAATGGTCCGTTCTCAGCTTCCCAGCGGGCAACGAACTCTTTTGCGTTGTACGGGTCGAAGCCCAAAGCTCGGACATCGTACTCGCAGTCTTGGATATGATTGTCGAGGTCGTCATAGACGTCCATCATCTCCAAGATAGTGCCGGGCATGACGTGCAAGCTGCCTTCAGCAACGAACTCGTCGTACTTGTGTCGGAGAGCGCCAGGCAACTTCATCAACGTAAGTTCGGTGATGTAGCTGCGAGTCTTGACTCCGAACTTCCCGTTACGAAGCGGGAAGAAGAAAGTGAACGCACAGAAGTCGTCACCCTGCGAAAGGTCAGCGCCTAGAGCACAAGGCTGGCGCCAGAAGCTTTGACGACGATGAGGAATCGTCTCTTCGTAAGTGAAGAAGTAGGTGTAACCCTCCATAGGGATTCCGAATCGCTTAGCCAAGATATCGTTTCGAGATGCAGGTGCTTTCTCAGCTCGTTCTACATCCAACTGGTAAGTTTCGTAAGTTACGGTCTTACCGAGGTTGGGGTTTGCCTTCAACCACATCTCAGGTCGAGCAACCTCTTCGAGATTGTCCAACTTGTAATGCCAGATGGAGACGTGGGGTGCAGAATACTCACCCTTAAGGATGTCTGCAAGTTCCATTTTGATAGTGTCGCCCGAGCCGTTTCGAACAGTGCCCTCTGAACTGACAGCCACAATCAAGTAGTCGTCAAGCTTGGATGCACCCTGCTCGATAGCACCGATGACGTCCTCGCGGATGTCGCCGGACAGCCACTCGTCCACCGTGGAGACCTTGGGTCGAAGACCCTGAAGCTTGTTGATGGACATCGGGCGAACTTCTAGAATGGAGCCAGTCAAGAAGTTCTCGATACCCTTCTTGGTTGACGCCAGTTTTTGCCTATTGAACCTATTACCCGTGGTGTTCTGCATAGAACCCTCGGTAAGGAACTCGAACAGCGGTCCTCTTGCACGAGTGATCGCAGTTCGGAATGGAGCCATCACTTCCTCGGACTGTTTCATGGTCGGGGAGGTAGTGATCTGGTGAGTGGTCTGCGTGTCGACGTTGAGGAAGTAACTCTGGAGAAGAGACTCGTAGAGTGACTTGGCTGCGCCTCGGGCAACGATCAGGTACTGCTTCGTGATCAGTCGCTTCTTCACAACCTTGTTGACATACCGCCCACCGTGATTGTCTTCGAAAGGTTCGTAGACACTTCGTTCGACGAAGTAGTACCAACCGAAGATCTGTTCGGCCCAAAGTTTGAACGAATCCAAAAGATGAAGATCTGAACCATCAGTCAGGGTCATCTCGTTTTCGCAATAGCGAATGAATCCTTCGACGGCCTGGTCATCGTAATAGATGTTGTCATTTGCGATGAGGTCGTCGATGCGATTCATCTCCATAGAGATCTCTCGGTTTACCGGAATCTCTCCATTGAGCACCGCTTCACGGAACTTTCCGTAGTAAATCGGAACTGCGGTGTTCGACAACCCCATCGCAAATTACCTTTCCCTATCTACCTAGCTGACGTCGGCCTTCGAGCTGAAGCTGCGGAAGACGCTGAGCGTTAGCGCTAGCTCGACGACGATCTCGAGCAGTACTAGCAGACGTTCGACCCTGATTGAAGGCGTACTTGACACCTTCTGTTGCGGCGAACTTGAGCGCATCCATCGCCAGCTCTCGCCCGACATCCTTGATGATGTCGCCAACGTACTCTCGCCCAGCCTGTCGAGCAGTCTTCGACTTACCGTTAGCCTGAAGATTTGCGTACTGCTGCTCGAGATTCATTCGCTCGACGAGGTCCTTGAGCTCCTTGTTGCTGAGCGCGTCGGTACCGTGCTTCTCAGACCGCTTTCGACCCGAAGCCGCAACCCTAGCGTCTGGAGTGACCGGTCGAGTGAAACTCTCTCGGCGATCCTGCTCCTTGGTGAGGGCGTCGGTCTTGAGCTTTGCAATCTTCGAGTCCTGCTTGGACTTGGCGACTTCGGCCTTGGCTTCCTCCCGAAACTGCTTCTTGAGCTGCCTCTTGGAAGGAGTTCCGCCAGAGCTTCCGCCAACAGTTCCATCGGAACCGCTCTTACGACGAACGCCCCACTTCATTCCCTTGATGCCGTAGTGCATCATGGCGCCGTGAACGTCATCCTGACCGAGGCCATCGGAAACCAGGTCGTACTTGTAAATGCGACCGCGGTCGTCAGTGACGGGACGAATACGAGTCTCGACGAGGCCCGAATGTGTCAGAAGATCAATGGTCGACAAGACCCAATCGCCGTCAGGCGTGGTGCTGATGTCATACCGTCGATTCTCCTGCTCGAACTTCGTGCCGCCAGCAACCTTGTTCAGATGCTCAAGGAATGCGTGCTGGTTCGCTCGAATATAGCGCTGCGAAACCGGGTCGGACGGATCGTCGAACCGCTTACCAGAAGCATAGTGCTGAATGTAGCTTCCGCTATTCGCAATATCGATTGCGGAACGCTCAGCCCGCTTTGCTGCAGGAACCAGCGCTGTCTGAAGCGGATCGCGAGAAGGAGTGTGCTTACCGCCCACGCCAAGATGACGGAAGTTGCTCGGGGCCGGCATACCGCTCATTGCCATTTCTCCTGAAGCCATTTCGGGGTCGGAGTAGTAGTCTCCGTGCTCCCAATCGAGATCGAAAGTTGGTCCATCGTAATCCATGACCCACAAAGCGATTCGATCGAAGTACACGGTTCGAACCGGGTAATGATCGTCGGTCTTCTTCGCCGGCGTCTTCGGATATCCCATAGTGAGATGGGGCGTCCATGACGGGTACTGGAAAGCCGAATCATAGCACGACCGAATTGTCGCATCCTTCAGAAGGAAGTTGCGGAATTCCACAAGCTGCTTCGGCAAAGACTTCTGGTCGAAGAATAGAACATCGGCATCCTCTTCTCCGAGAACACCCCGCTCCTTGACGCTCATCGAGAACTTGGTCAGGCTGGTGTTTACTGCATGCTGAAGGAAAGTGGCAATCTCCTCAGCCTTCTTGGGGTCATCCTGTTCACCCAAGAAGAGAAGCGTCATGTGCGGAACCTTTTCGCTGGATTCCCGCCACACAGTGCTTTCTTCTTCGGGAAGAGCTACGATGCACCACGTCTGCTTGTCACTCATACTCGGTCTCCTTCCACGACCACGTTAAGTCGCCATTCAAGCTCTTCAAGTTGCTTCTTCTGAGACTCGATAACGAACGAAGTCGAGGGAGGATCGAATGCCAATCGAACCTTGAGGTAGACGTAAGTCGGAACCGAGTTCAGACGCTTGTCAACGCCAATGAAGTCACCCCACGTCGCCGTCTCATCCTCGATCATAAACCCCTCTTCGGGGCCTACACCAAGTTGATTCAGAGTTGCAAAAGCTGAGTTGATGTGCATCTTTACATCTAGATCGAATGCGTCGTACTCGGCATCGATACCGAGAACCTTCTTGGTGCTAGTGAGAATGCTTTCATCGAACATGTGGGGTCACCTCCTCTCCGAACTCCCATTTTGACTAGTTACAACTTGTTGATGTGCTGATCGAGGAGAGCGTCGGCCTGGTCACGCAGTTCGATGGCCTCAAGCTTCGCCTTCTGCTCACTCTGAGCAACGATCGGCGTTCCACCAACGAGACCTTCTCCGGCCTCGGAAGACGCCAAGAGAACAGCTTCACGAGTGTTGATAGGCTCGTGAATGTGATTCAAATCGATTCGAGCAGCGAGCTCGCTATGCAGCTTATCGGCCACAGAAGCGGTCATGCCATTCTTCGTCTTGGAAATGCCGAAGGTAGTGGCCAACATACCGACGACAACCACTAGTCCCGGAAGCCACGACGGGATGTTCGTTCCCGATTCGATCCAGGCAGTAATTCCGCCGAGGATGATGGTGAGAGCCGTGCCGATGGCTGCCGTGACAGTGTTTGCCTTGCGGGCCAAAGGAGTCTCACCAGCCTTGACTTCTTCGACCAGATCGTTAATCAGAGTCAATGCGCCAGCGTTCGTTGCCATTGTTAACCGTCCTTCTTGACGCCGCTGAGAACGGCAGTAGCCAACTCAGAGATGTCGTCTCGCATGAGCTGCATCTCGCTCAGGATGCGCTGATTGTCATCTCGAACAAGCTTCAGCTCTTCGAGAGTCTTCTTCGACTGCATGTTTGCAAAGAATGCATGCATGTCGATGTTCTGTAGGAAAACGTGTCGGGGGTAACTGACGTTGGGGTCAACCAGACTCTTTACTTGATCATCCCAGAAAGCCATGTCTTCTCCTGCTTCGGTGACCGGCCGCGGTGGCGGCATGAACGGTGGGTGGTCGATGTAGTACTGAACTTTGGCACGGAACTGCGCCATGTCGACGCCACCCGGATCCCACTTGCCTTGAACCTTAGCCCATTCCTTGTGGCCGATGGTCCGAAGAGAGGAGTGTCCGAGGAACCAGCAGATTGCAGCACAGATCCGATGGTAAGCATCCAGCATCTCTGGAGGCCAAGGAGAAACACCATCGGAGTTTGCTTCGACACCAATTGTCACAGCATTTGCATTGTTGGTTTGAATGCCAGGCCAAGACCCGACACCGGCATGCCAAGCAATTCCAGCGCCGGTAATGGTAGCAACGCTATTTCGGTCCAGATGAATCTGAGAGAGAAGTCCCTTCAAACCCTCATGACCGTAAGCAATGGATGCGGCCGACGCATTGTTCGACCCGGTATGGTGGGTGATGACGCCCCAGATGGTGAAGAAATCACCCTGGCCACGATCACGCCAAGCTTCGAACTCTTTGACTTTGACTCCGAACGCACGAAGAACATCCACCAAAAATAGCGGATCTCCTCGATGGCCCGGATTAGGTTGAAACGCCACGTGCACTCCTTACCAGAGTTTTGTGTCTCCGGGCCGTCGCTCGACCATCGGTTTCGGCAGTTGATTCTCGTCGCCGAAGTGGATGGCGTTGTGCGTTTTGTGTGACGTGCAGATCAAGAATTCAGGATCGATAATCGCCGCGTTACCTTCGGTAATGTCGGAGACGTTCATCGGATTCATGTGATGAATCAGAATTTTGTCGTAGATTTCACGATTCTCAATTCCGAGATCACACCCCAGATCTCGAGAAATCACGTGATGTCGGACCTGACGCCATTCGGTGGACCGGTAGAATGCTTGATTGATGTGTCGGTCAAACCCGAAGGTGCAAGCGCCGACGTCTCCCGGGAGAGCCAGGTATCGGAAGCGCTCGATGAAGGTGTCAATCTGTTTTAACTCAGAATAACGTCTAATCCTCATCGTCATCCCCCTGAATCGGACTCTGTCCGGAGTAGCTCCTCATAGCATTGAGGGCCTTACCGTACATCTCTTCAATACGCTTCTGCGAAGCAATAGCTTCAGCCTTGGCCTTGAGAAGGATGTTTTCGTTCCTAAGACGTTCCTGCTCAAGCTTCTCCCGAGAGGAACTCGCCTTCAAATAATGAGTGATGACCTGACTGGACGCGGTTCCGTCCTTGAGCTGCTGCTCCGCCAGATCTACAGCCAAAGAAATGAGTTGGTTTTCACGAGCTTCGGGAGTAGTTGCTGGACGACGCCGCGATTGAGTTGGCTGTTCTTTTGGTTCAGCCTTGCGGCGAGTTGCCATACGTTCCTCCTTTGAATAGTCAGGTTACTGTGGAATCGTCTCGGGGAGAATGTTCAACGGAGGAATTCCGCTTCGGGCTTCTTTCTCGGCTTTGAAAATCTCGTGACGAGTCACACGCCCGATAACAATTCGCGTCACACCTAAGAGTAGACACTCTTGAGTGCCACAAGGCTCATGACCAACCATCTCACAGAAAGCTTTTCCGACACGAGCATACTCTTCGTCGGGGATGGTAAATGTGAGTTCCATCAATCTTCCTTATCGTTTGATCTTAGTCAAGGCGAGCGGCTCTTACTATGAAGTCTTCTGCTCCGACCCCAGCTTCTAGAATTTCTACCGTCACATATTGATTTTGCGTGTAGGCTGAATAAGTAGGACGTTCATTCCTTGGAATAACGTCTATGTCGTAAAAGACCTCAGTCACACCCTCAGGTATTTCGAAGACTGTTGGGTCGTAAGACCCTGGACCAATGACTCGAAATCGAATCGGACCAGAAGTCGACGGTTTTGTCAGGAAGATCGACAAGAACTCGCAGCTATTCATGTTGACGCTACTACTTGCAAGAGCTGGGTTTCCCCAAAAAGCATGAATTTTTGGTGCGGGACCAATAGAGATGGGTCCCGGAACAAGATTGTGTGTTTCCACATACTTCGGTCGGGCATTAACGGCCATGTCATAAGCCATCGCTAGACCAAGTTGAAGACTATAGAAATCAAGATCTTCATGTCCCGGAGTACCGGGAAGGGGGATGTCGACAACCTCTCCAGTCACGACATTGACGAATTCGCCCGTCAAGGGATCCATTATGACAAACAAGTCGTTGGCTTTTCCAGCCAATTCATCAGACGTTTTCTTTGAAGACCAAGAAGTGGTAGTGGCGATCGCGTTGTCGTCGATTGAAGCCCCACCACCTCCGCCACCCGACCCGATCAAACTGCGAACGAACGTCTCATCGATGAAGTAGGTGAGATCTTTCCAAGCGGTTAGACCATCACCAACCTTGAGTTTGTTGGTTCCCATCTCGTATCCGATTTCGCCAGAAGCGAGAACAGGGTTTAACGCTTCCCACTGAGCTTTTGAAGCTCGGCGGTGTCTGATTGTCGGCATGGCAGTGCTCTTTCGTCTAAGTTAACGCAACCAACGGCTTCACTGTGTAGAAGTAGTCGATCTCGGGAACTCGAAACTTGACCCGAGAATCAGTGTAAAGTTTGTTCATTCGCTGATTGTGTCGCATAGCCCAGAACATCGTTCGAAAACGCTTCCCCCCGTGGGTAGCCAATCGATCAGCATTGTGGTGGTATTTGATTACTACATAACGGCGGGCAAATAGCCCTCTACCGTTCCCCCACACAAAATGGAGAGCTGCTGGAACATACGGCATTGAAACCGCAAGCAAAGCAAGGATGGCGCTGAGTACAACAATCATCTTCTCTCCTAGAATAGTGTGGGGGAACGATAGTTAGATCACGGGTTTGTCAGATTCTTCACATAGAAGTCGGTGAGTCCACCAAACTTCTTGGTGTTGTCGCCGGGACCACTCGCCAATCCTGCTCGACCAGCTGCTGTGAACTCAGTGTCCTTGGTGACCGCGACTGGAGTTCCATTCACGACCATACTGACCTGAGTTCCAAACGACCGAAGGGCAACCTTGTCTCCCATTTTGACGGGATAGACGTTGGCTCCACCAAGCGTGATCGTTTGTCCAGTCGTCCGCTTCAGCAAACTGATGGTGGTGCGGTCCGGAGTGAGTCGAACCCGATAGCCGAAGTTGGACACGGGATCTCGACGTCCATCCAAGAAGGTCTCGATGTCTCCGACTTGTTCTCCGATGGTGATTCCGACCTCATAGTCTGCCGAGACAGGCTCAACATAGATCGAACCCAGCGTGTCTGTGGCGGAACCACGAACCAACATTCCATTGGCGATACCGAGAACGTTGTTGCTACCCTTCCAAACCATTTGAGCTCCACCAAGAGCCGCGTTAAGCGTACGTCCCACCACATTGTTGGAGCTTGCTCCAGCAAAGTCGTCAGAAGTAAAGAAGGTGGAGGAATAGTTGGGGTACAACTCGATTCCGAATCGAGAAGCAAGGGGTGAGACAACCTGTTCGATCTCGGCGGGCGTCAAAGCCTTGTTGAAGATCTGCGAGAAAGCCAACGCCCCTGTATAAGGCGCACCAAGGCTGTTGTTGTTTCCGTATCGGAAGTCTCTAACGCCAATCCCATTAGCTGTCATAACGACAGGAATGAAAGTTTTGACATTGTTGACATACAACTTGGAATTTGTCCCGTCAAACACCGTAGCAATGATAAGCGGAGTATCATTCGGTGCCGGACCAGTCAAACTGAAATCATTGGCTCTGTTTGCTCCACCAAGAATTCGACTAACTTCAGCAACGGCCGTGTAACTATAGGGGGCATCGCCCGTCGCAGAGAAGACTGTGCGATTGTCAGTCTTACTCATACGATGAATAACGTGGATGGTTGTGGTCGGACCGAGGAAGGACTGATCACTCACCGACTGCAGCGCAGCACCAGCAGCTCCAGCAAAGTGCACCGAAGGTTGCCCGTTGAACAATGGATCGTTCTTGACGAGCGTATGATCCGTTCCAGCAGTCAAAGGTGTCAATGGCCTAGGGCCGGCTTTACCTTTAGTAGACGACCAACTTGAAACCGGAGCCCCATCTGCCAGCGAAAGCGAAGCAGCATCATACAACGCCACAGTCTCGTACTGATCCGGATTCTTGGAAACATCTTCTGCTGTCGGAGGAGCAAGAGCACCCAGAACTCGAGAGGGGAGATCCAAGAGATCGGCAACCCCATCGGCTTCTGCCGAATGGCCAGCTTGAGTCGGGTGAACGTTGTCTGTCCCGATGAAATCATACCACGCATTGTCTTCAGCCTGAGTCTTTGGGAACAGGGAAGAAAGATCGTGAAAAGAAACATACTTCGGATGCTTTGCAGCGACAGCCTTGATGCCTCGCAAGATCCCATCGTAGTCGGTAGCTACATCGGGCCGCTTCGGCATTGCGACGAGGCCAATCCACGGCATGTTCTGTTCGCTACCGTAGATTTCAAGCAATTCTTGCACAAAGGCTTCGAATTCGGTCTCAGTTTTATCCGCAGTCCAAGCTGCAGAAAGCTCGTTCGATCCCAAAAATACGATGTGAAAGTCAGGCTTTAGCTGACCCATACGTTCTCGAATGGACGGGGCTCCAGGAGCCGACCCAATGAACGTCGACATGGTGGCCCCACCCTTGCCGTTGTTCAGAAGCCTGATGCCGATGTTGTTGTCACCGATAAAGTTGTAAATCGAGTCGATGTTGACCTTACCGCCAACGGCAGTCAGGGTGATGGAGTGGTTTCCACCATCCAGAACCCTTGTCTTCAGCCGACCGTCATACCTAAACGGTCCGGTCTTATCGACTACATGAGTGTAAGGAGCTTCGCTGTCAATCTTGACGGTTAGATCTCCAGACCCTTCTCCTTGAGAGAAGAAAATCTCAAACCCTGTTGAGCGAGGTCGAGTGAGGCGAAGATAAGCGCCATCCGGAAGACTTCGGGCGCCCAAACCAAGACCGGTATCGACCACTGTGGTTGCAGGAGAGGAAGAAAGCGCAATCCCAATGTTTCCGTCAGATGCTCTAAAGGATTCCCCACCAACAATCCCAGAAGGGTTGTATGACGATTGAAACATTCGAGCAAGCTGAGCAGAAAATCGTCGATGATTACTTTCTGCACCAGCGCCAGCTGTAGTGGAAGAACCTGTGATGACACCTGTGATCGATCGGCTGTCTCGCTGACCAATAATCGACTTCCAACGATCGGGCAGCTCATCCTTCGTGAAAGGGTTGCGTCCACCAGGGATCAAAGAGTCTTCGTCAAGAAAATACTTCAGGACGTTCCATCGAGAAAGTCCATTGCCGATCTTGAATTTGTTTGTGTCAAGCTCGTAGCCAATTTCGCCGGCGGCTAGAACTGGGTTCAGCGTAGACCACTGAGACGCCGGCGCTCGTCTGTTCTTGATCGTGGGCATGTTACGCCTCTTTCATTAGATTGGACGCGGAGCGGTGTGATGCACGCCGAAGATCCAGAAGTTGGAGTTCGGGAGTGCCGTCTGATCCGGAGCAGACTGAGGATTGATAGCTCCGCCAGGAAACGAGTCCATTCGGCTGACGTAGATCCTCGTGTTTGCGGGGATGTCGGCGGCAACTGCAATCTTCGCGTCGGTCGTCGTGTTGTACAACTGGATGCGAGTCTCGGTGGACGGGTCAGCCGCCCCAGATTCGGAGATCACCGCGTCGACGGCACGACCCCGAGTAGCGACGGAGATACCCTGACCATACATCTTCTCATGAGTGATGATCACCTGACCGCCGCCAGAGGTAGAGAAGGTCGCGGACATGCCACCGCCGGCAGAACTCCACTTCGTTCCATCCCAGGTGAGATGATCAGCAAGGGTCTTGTGCCGAGCGAGCTTCAGAGTAGCCTTCGTCTTCTCGACAGAAGCTCCAGCAGTCCAGCCCTGAGCAGCCATCGTCTCGTCAGGAGAGACAAGTACGGTTCCGATGCCGGCAGCTTCGAAGTCGTAGTTGATCTCGATACCGACGGTGGTCGTAACCACGGTAGGCATTCCGAAAGGCCAATGGGCGCCATCATCGATGGGCTGCCAGTAACCTCCGGAAGCGCCAAGGTTGCGAATAGCCCCACCGAACCAGCGCTGACTCCAACCAGGAGCGAGAGCCGGAGTGAAGGACGCCTTGAATGCTTCTTCGTCGACAAAGTACTTCAGAGATGACCAAGCGGAAGTGCCGTTACCGATCTTCAACTTGTTGGTGTCGATCTCATAGCCAATCTCACCTGCAGCCAAGACGGGATTGGCGACGGACCATTGAGACTTGGTCGCTCGTCTGTTCTTGATGGTAGGCATGTCCCCGACCTTCTCTATCGTAAGCTTGTTAGTGAACTACCATTTTGACGACTGTCGATCAGGGGATCGTGGTCGGATCGGTGAACGTGTCGTTGGCGTAACGACCGCCGGCACCGAAGGCCGCATTCTTCAGAGCCAAGTCGGCAGCGTCAGCCTGGGCGTAGGTTCGACCAGACACCGTGAGGTCTTCCATGTAGAAACGGTAGAAGACCCAGGAGAAGTGACCCGAAGCGTTGTTGCGGTAACGACCCCAACCGAACTCACGAGCCTTAGTGGCGGCGCCCGTGCTCATAGCGCCAGTAACCTGACTCACAGCGACGTTTCGAACGATCGGACCGGTGTCTACCATTCCACCTCGGGCGCCGATGAACGACGGGGCATCATTCGTGGCCGAAGGTCGAGTCGAATTCTGCATCACGAACAAGTAGTTCGCAGTCGTGCTTCCCTCGGAGATGATCGCCATGACCGGGAACTTGCCGGACACCGCACCACGAGTGGTCTGCGCCCAGAACGAGGCGTAGAAGTCGTGGGTCGGATTGGATGCGACATAGTCCCACAACGAAGTCGGCAGCGTGACACCCGCGGAAGTCGAAGTGTGAGGACCAGCATCCTTGGCCTGGCTCACGATACCGTGAATGCCACCCTTGGCGGTTCGCTCGATCTTTCCCGAGGTCGCATCGGTGAATCCCCCATTGATGAAGGTGCCGTCAATGTTGGAACCCAGAAGCGGCACAGCAAACTTCGTGGCGAGGTTGGGGATCGTTGCTCCAGAAGCCGGAACACCAGCGCCCCACTGAGAGATCGGATGCATCGGTTCGATCAGAGCCAACGAGCCGGCGTTCAACATCGGGTCCGACTTGAGAATCGGAAGGCTCGAATCGGTGAACGACAGAGGAACGGTAAGCTTGAGAGCGGTCACGGCTTCCAGCCTTTCGAGGTGATGAAGTCGGCAACAGCAGGCGCAATGACCTTGACGTAAGCCGCGGTAGTGTGGTGAATGTAGTCGGACCGAAGCGAAGCCGGAATGGTGTCGGCCAACACATCAGCATTGTCCTGTGCAGTCGGTGTGATACCAGCCATCTCGAGACCATCGTCAATGAGGATACGACGGATGTTCAAGAAGTTGTCCGGGTAAGTTGCCGCGAGGTAGTCCTCGTGAGCTCGAACCCGATCGTAGGTATCGGTGCCGGTTCCCTCGTTGAGCCCATTGGTGACCGGGAAAATGATGAACCGCTTGGTTCGAGACTTGATGTTGGCGACCATCGCTGCAACAGATCGAGCTGCAGCCGAGTTTGCTGGATCGGTCTTCGAGACGTCGGTGGTCAGCGAGTTTCGACCGGCCCAGATGATGTTGCTCCAGTCCCGGTAAGTGTGAGCGTCATCAGAAACCCAAGGAACCGCAGAAGGAACGGAAACTGCTTCTCCAGAAGCGCTTCGTTGGAACAACATCGGATCTGTGTCGCTGGCACGAGGGAGAATTTCACCATGCACCCCAGCGATAGAACCGGCATGAGCGCCTGCGCTCTGATACTGGTTCGGTCGGAATGGTGTACCGGCAACGGTGATCTCGACAGTCCCCGAAGCCGGGATGCTTCCCCCAACCACGGTGATCTGAGCAGTGAGACCGCCCTGTCGATATGCGATAGCCTCGGCTCGTTCACCGGACACGCCTCGGGCAACTACCGTCAGACCGAGAAGACGCTCGACCTCCTTCTGCCATTGAGCGCCGGACGAATAAGTGAGACTGTCACCCCAGCACACCCAGTTGTACCAAGAGACCATTCGGTTTGAATCGCCACCGGAAGCCGGGACGAAGAAAGACTCCCAAGGATCCGCAGTAGTTCCGCGGTAACGGTAAGCAAGCGACACGTCGTCGAGAGGACGAGGATCGAGAATGAAACCTTCACGAAGAACAGTCAATTCACCAGTATCTCGATCGCTAGAAATCAGACGAGAAGTCCCATTTGGATTCTGGCGAGTCTCGATGTTGTAGTTACCGACTTCGATCGGAGTCGATTCGGTGATGGCACCGACGTTCTCGATCCCGAGAGCAGTCGTCAGAAGGTCGACGGCATGCTGAGTCGGAAGACCATCCAGCCCGATCTCGATCCAGGAACGACGATCGTTTGTGTCGACGACCGAAAGAGCTACGCCGTAGCCTTCATTGATCGACGTGAACGTGACGCCGGCACCTTCGGAGATTCCGAGGATGCTCTTAAGAATCGAGACAGCATGAGCACTCGGCTTGCCGTCTTTTCCGATCTCAAGCCAGGATCGCTTACCATCGGCATCGGTGATCGAGAAGGCCACACCAGAGTCGTTGTCGAAGTGTTCGAGAACGAAGCCGTTGGATGCGTCCGACTTGGTGATGACACCAGCTTTACCGAGTTCTTCGGTCACAGCCTGTTCGGCAGCGGCGACAACGGTTCCATCAGAAGCGATGGCAGCAGCAATGCGTCCGCCGACTTCGTCTTCTCGAACGTAGGTTGCGTCAAGGCCTTCGACAGTAGCGAAGAACTCGAGCGCGTTCCATCGACTAAGCCCATCACCAATCTTGAACCTACGAGTATCAAGCTCGTAACCAATCTCGCCTGCCGCTAAGACCGGATTGAGGATGTCCCACTGAGACTTTGGTGCTCGTCTGTTCTTTAGTGTAGGCATGTTCCCGACTTTCATGTAGCAGGTTTGTTAGAGAATCAAGACACCTGACTCCAGGCTGTTCCAGTCCAAATGAGAGACAACGAATCGCCAGCCGAAGACAGCGTTTTATCGGAGCCTCCGAGCAAAGCGGTGCGACCGGAAGCACCGTTGACTACAGTAATAGCAGCACCAGTTCCGGGCCGGAAAATGACGAGACGCTGTCCAACAAACTTACCCAGCCACAGCTGAGAAAGAGTGCGAGGCGTCGAATCCGTGATGTCAACCAACATCAAAAGAGTTTCATCGATGGATCGAGCCAGATTTCGATGGCTTCCAGAAACCTGAGCGTTGGAAAAGTTCACAACGTGGGAACTTCTCTGAGTAACGCTACTGGCTGCGTGAACGTTTCGACTTCGCCACTTGATGTTGTTCTGAATGAGCGTGCTATCCGGAACAGCGATTGGAGTGGAAGACGGCCAAGCCGTGTCAAAGAAAATGTCGTCGAAATCGAAACGCTCGGTGTTGATCAGACATTCGATCGGAACTGGAGACGCAGTAATGTATGCAGAAGAGGCGGATACAGACAATCGACCACCCTTGACGACGCTGTGTTTGGCTGAATCGGAGTCATTGGCATAGAAGACTCGTTGAGTTCCTTGACCAAACGACGACACAAGAGATGCATCGATGGTTTCATCGCGAAATGTCAGAACCGAGTTTTGCGTCTCATACAGCGCGCCATTAGCGTAATCGCCAAGCTTGGTGAGTGCAGACCCAACCATGTCTACCCACCCATTGATGACTAGAGCTCGTCGAACTGCACCGTAATGTGTTCCGCCTTGGACGGTAAGGTTGGGGACTTCTTGACGAACACCAACATTAGGGTGATTGACATCGCTCCTAACGTTGACCACGACAATACGAGCAGTTCCATCACTCCACGGATTCACCAACTCATGACCATAAGACTCACCCTTACTCCACGTTCCAGTAACCTGAGTGAGAACTGTGAGAAGTGTGTCTCCACCGTAGCTCTTCGGGTTGATGACGCGGTGCTTTCTTCCTCGAAGAAGAAACGCCGACTCTTCCTTCAGAGGATAAGCAGAACAATCGATGAACTCTCCACCAATGGAGTTATGATGAGTGTCCCAGCAAGCAGCAGTCATTGCCCTTGACGTAGCACCAATAATCTTGTAATCGATACTGGCGCCGTAGTCAGCAAACTCGGTCGAATCCACAGCAACATCTGCCGACCCATCGGTGAACGCATGTCGACCAGCAGTGAAGTCACCGCCAATAACTCGACCAACTTGACAACCAGAATCATGAACGAAGTAACCAACATTACCATTCGCAGTGTCGTCGAGAGCGTATCGTCCAACAGCGTGTTCGATCACGTAGCCCAGACAAGACTTCATCGAAAGACCCATGCTGGTCAATCGCTTCATAACGGGTCGAATGATTCTCGGCTGAACGAGAGCTTGGCAACGAAAGAAGTTCCCAACGTGCTTTGACGCGAGCGTCGAGTCGGTAACGTCCACCGTAGGCTGAAGCATTGTGACCGAGCCAGGATTCATCCTAGCGATTCTCGGGTTCAACGAATAGTTCTCGATCAACGGAGTCTTGAGGTAGACTGTGGCTCCATCAACGGAATGAACTACAGAGAATTCCCCAACACGAGGCTTCACAGTGTCGGAAGTAATGTGCGACGCAGGGATCACATCGTTAGCCACAATCTTTACGACATCGCCGACTTTCCACGGAGGAGGATTCGACAGCATGAGTTTCGTGAAGGTTCGGGTTTTGTTCTCTACGACGAGAGATTCGGTAGAGATGGTGAGGATGCTGTACGGTTCCTGAAAACTTCCGATACAACGAAGCTTCGTACCAGATCCATGCAGCAAGAAAGTTGCTGCGCTGGCATCGATCGTCAGAAACTTTGTCGGATCGATGTCGACAGCTTTGTCGATCAGGTAAGTCCCTACCATCTTCACGGTCGAACCTACAGGAGCATTTGCAAAGACAGAATTCAACGCATCGCTTGCGCTAACAGAACCAGTCGTGTCTAGCCCAGGAACCCGACTCGATGTTGCTTGAATGATCGTCGAGTCCGGGAGTAGAGTGTTCTCGTCGGCGAAGTAAGCTAGACTACTCCAGTTGGAAACGCCATTGCCGATCTTGAACCGGTTGGTGTCAAACTCGAAACCAATCTCTCCCGAAGCAAGTATCGGGTTCAAGGAATCCCACTGAGACTTTGGTGCTCGTCTGTTCTTTAGTGTAGGCATGTTCCCGACTCTTTCGTGTAGCAGGTTTGATTAGTTCGTCGACCTTCCGGTCTCGTACCAGTTGGTGCCGTCAGAGACAAGCTGCAGCGTCCCACCCTTTGCTGGTGTAAAATCGCCGGCGAGGTTGAGTGTTGTGCCATTGTCTCGAACGACGCCCGGCGTCGCAGCGGTGAAGATGAGCGTGACCTCTCGACCTCTGCGATGACCAAGCACCGAAGTGATCTCGGCTGAGGCAGAGATCGTAATAACATTGGAGTCTGCGGGAACACGAACGGCTCCGCTGACGATTGAACGATCGGGGAGGATCGAAGACCCCCAATTGTTGTTCTCGATCAGATCGTTGTTGCCGACGATCACGTAGGGGAGCACCGAAGACCCAAGTCGAGTCAACTCACGAGGAGCATCGTTGCCGACAAGAATGTTGTAGTCGGAAGCGCCGGCCTCGGCGTACAAGAGCGCGTGGGTTCGAACCGCTGTTCGGCCTGGGTAGGGATAAGTCGGTTGGGTTACGTAAGTTCCAGCCGGCATCTCAGTTGCAGTGTCCCAGAAGATGTTGCCGTTGAACGAGTTGTGAGTAGATCCGTCCGCGAACACGACAGCGAACGAAGTCGACGTCGAACCCGACGTGTTGTTCACGGAGTTGCGAGAGAAAATGTTGTCGGCGATCACGTTGTAGTTTGCCGAGAGCAAGTAGACTGCTCCGAGGCAGTTACCCCAAACACGACCGCCAGTGAGGACGTTGCTGTCGCTTGTGATACGAATACCACGGCCGAGATTCTTCTCGGACTGCCAGTTGGTCAGCTGGTTCGAACCGGAGTCCAACCAGATGCCATCTCGGTCGGTAGTCGACTCAAGACCCGAACCCCAGACGTGGAGATTCGAGATGTTCTGAGCGCCTGTGCTGAGACGGACACCGGAGAGTCCGCTGTTGCCAACCTCGACGTCGGACCACATGCCGTCGGTGGACCCACTCGACGCGACAGTGTGGATTCCGTACTTCGCGTTCTCTCGGAACAGCAAGGAGTGAAGCGAATGAACGATAGCGGCGCCGGCCTTGCCGATTGTCAATCCGTTGCCACCAGACTTGGTAACGACCGATCGCTCGAATCGAGTGTAAGCACCGTTGAGCACAACCGTGTCTCCGGTGTTGCCTTGGTAGCGACCACCTTCGATCGTCATGCCGCTGATGTAAGTGTTCTTCGCGTTCAAAGTGAAGAAGTCTGTTTCGTACTGTCCGGCTGGTCGCTTGATCGTGGTGACCAAAGCACCTTCGCCGACGATGTTGAAGCGCTTGGCTTCGCTGTTGGCAAAGGAACCAGAGATGACCCAGTTGCCGGCGGGGAAGTAGATCGTACCGACAGCGCCGAAAGCGTTTGGCTTTACCGGAAGCGATGCGATGGCGGAGAGCAAGGCTGCCCCGTGGTCGGTGGTGCCGTCATTGAAGCCGACGACGTCGTCCATGTTGACCGTGAGCGAGCTCTTGTTGTTGATTGCCGACTCATCAACGAAATACTTGAGGCTGTTCCAACCGGAGACACCGTTGCCGACCTTGAACTTGTTCGTGTCAAGCTCGTAGCCGATCTCTCCAGAAGCAAGCACTGCGTTACCGGCTGCCCACTGAGACTTTGTTGCTCGTCTGTTCTTGATTGTTGGCATGCCGGAATCCTTTCAGGCGAGTTACAAGTACTTTCAACCAGGTTTTAAAGAGCCTCCTGGCCGGCCCGGAACCGGATTGCTTCGGCCAAAAATCCCCCCGGAGGAAAAATAAGG